AAAATGATAAAATTAGAGGTTGTAGTTATCCTATTCTTTAGAGCGCACAAAGTTACAATCATTTTTCATATAATCAGCATAAATATGCTCTATTTTATGCTTTTCAACATAAAATACCTATTAATTGCTATCCTTAGGAAAAGATTAGATTAAATTTTTAGTGAAAACTCTTGCAAGTTTAAAATATCTTCGTACCTTTGCACCGCTTTTAACGAAAAGCACTTCTGATAAGGAAGTTTTGGAGAGGTGGCAGAGTGGTCGATTGCGGCGGTCTTGAAAACCGTTGTACCGCGAGGTACCCGGGGTTCGAATCCCTGTCTCTCCGCAATAAACATTGATAATCAATGATTTACAAAACAAGCACCCGAAAAGGAACCCGAAAACGGCCTTACGGGTGCTTTTTTCATTCCGGCGGGCTTCCCAGCAAGCCGGTTTATTTAATTATGAACAAAAAAATTTCTTAATGAAGGAAGTAACGGTAATTCCTACCTTCGTCTTCCTAAACCAAAAATAAACTACCGTTCCGGCTACTATTACAATAATCAATATTGCAAGTATGTAACGCCACCTATAAGGGTCGGCCGCCGGTTGTTCCGTATTGACTTCCTTCTTATCTGTATCGGTAGTAGTCGTTTCTTCCTTGGCCGAAGCGTTGGCTTCTTGGTTTTGGCTTACTCCCTTTTCTTCCGAATTCTGTTTAACGGTTAGTTGCTCAATACTTTTAATAGCCCCCTTATTAGGCGGCTGTTTTTTGGCTGGGGTCGGTTCCTTACTTGCCGTTCCTTCGGGCCGGGGCGTTTTACCGGGTGTTACTTGCCCTTCCGGTTCCGGCTCCTTATTTACTTCCGGCGGGTAATACTCTATTTTGGTATAGGTTATTTCTACGCCGTTCGTTTTGGTCGTATCTACGAAAGTGGAAGAAGTACCGGTATTGGTTTCCTTCGTGGCTTGGTCTACTTTCGTCTTTTCCTCTTTGCTGGCTATTAGCTTTCTTGGCGTGGAACAACCGGTAAGGAAGCCTACCAGCAAGCAAAGAAACAGGGTTAAAAGTTTTGTTTTCATTTTACGCAATTCTTTTTAAGTTCTTCGATAATGTGGTACATATCCATAAAGTTATAAAGCCTTTCCCGTTCTTTGCGGGTTGCTTCGTCTGCCTTGCGGGCGGCTTCTTCAAAAGCAACTCTTAGTTGCTCTTTCATTACTTCCCTGTTTAGTTTTACCGGTTTCTCTTTTTGTGGAGTAGCCGGTAAAACAAACATAACTACTACTAAAATGGTATCTATCATTATTTTTCGTATTTCAGTGCGTTTAGGCGGTTAAGCCAACCTTTTATAAATCGCTTTTGCGTAGGGTCGCGTTCTACAATCCGGTATAGGAAGGCTTCGCGCTCGGCTTTTATGGTATTGAATAGTACCAACGAATCGGAAGCATTAACGGCGGCCAACGTCTTAGGCCCTACAATTCCGTCTACCGTTAAGCCTAATAGCTTTTGGGGTAGCTTAATTCCGTTTGCGCCGGAACCCCACACCCAATCTACTAAAATATTGGCTACGCTTTGGCTTTTAATTTGGTCGGCCTTCCATTTGTCCCAATAGTGGGGCTTTAGAACCCGGTTTAGAACGTCGTCCTTACTAAGTAGTTTTAGGTCGTCTACGTCTATATCCCCGTCGCCGTCCTTATCATAGCCAACATTTCGCCAAGTGGCAATAGTTACGCCCATGTTGGTAGCTCCGCCTTTGTCTACGGGGTCGTTTACGTAGCCCCCTTCCCAACTCAAAATAAACGGTAATAGTTTACTTACATTCGCCATTTTGTCCCCCTTCCTGTTTTTCTTCGTTTAGCATAATATCCCCAAGGGGAACGTTAAAATGTCGTTCGGCCTTGTTTACCATAATTCGCTGTAAAGCCTTCGCTATTTTGTTGTCGCTTTCCGAACTCCAATTTTCGAGAATACTCCAAATTTGGTAAAAGAGGAAAACGCCTACAATAAAACGTACTGCTATATCCGAATCCTTAATTACGTAAATATCTACGTAGTTAGCTACAATAATAGCCAATAGGGCTACAATCATCGTTACCAAAATACGAAACTTATACTCACTCTTAAATTTACCGTCTGCCCGTTCGGGGTATTTCCTATGTACCCGGCGGCCCAAGGCCCAAGCCGTATAAACGTCGATAATAACCGCAATAAAGCAAGGTATAAAAAAGGGTATTGAGGTTTCAAAGGCCAATAACAAGCCCCCGCCAATACTTGTAATGTATTGTAGGAACCTGTTTAAAAAGGTCTTAGCCAATGTTTCTAAAATCATAATCAATAATTTAGATTGTTACTACTCTTTTGTCAAACTCTCAAAGTCGGCCTTAACCATAGCTTTAACGGCCAATACTTCCGTTAAATAGTCTTTATACTCGGTTTCGTCGGCCGGGTCTTTGGACAAGCCAAGCACAAAAGCGTTGTACTTATTGATAAGGTTAAATTCTTCGGTTTCATCCCGGCGGGAACGAAGAACGGCTTTAACGCATTTATCGTAATCCGGGGTTCCCCAAATTTGTACGGTTTCGTACTCGTAGCCTATTTGCGGGGCTTCGGTCTTATCTTGCTGAATATCCGCCGGCTGTACTTCTACTTCTTTGATATTGTAGTTATAATGAAAACTACCGTCGCCTAAGTCTTGTAAGATAGGCGGCCTAACGTTTGAATTTGATTTCATACTTTGTACTTTTAGAAAGTTTCTTAATCAAGTGTTTACTATCGCAATATTTAGCCCAGCCCCACCAAGAGCAAACATTACGCTTAAATTCTTCTTCGGTTAAGGTTTTGCGCTTGTTTAGTTTACCTATTCTTTTGCAAAGCCTTTGCTTTATTCCTTTCCGCATCCGTGTATGTGTATGGAAGAAAACATAGCCTAAGAAGTCAATACCCCGCGAAGCAACCGGGAAGACTTGCCAATTATCCTTAACCTCTAATTTTAGTTCGCTCATATATTGCCTTATCTCTTTTAGCAATGAATGTAAATAGGCTTTGTTTGGGGCAGTATTACAATATCATCCGCATAACGGAAGTAATACTTAACCCGTTTTTCCTCTTTTATCCAATGGTCGAAATAGGCAAGAATAAGGTTAGCAAAATATTGGCTTAGATAATTCCCTATCGGTACGCCGTCCGCCGAATCTATAATTTCATCAAGTAAGGCTAATAACCTTTTGTCCTTCAATTTGCGGCGTATAACCCCTTTTAATACGTCGTGGTCTATTGAAGGGTAGAACTTGCGAATATCTATTTTCAAGCAATACGTAGTAGTTTCGGGGTCTTCCCTAAGTGCTTTTAATACCTTCTTTGCGGCCGCGTGTATTCCTCGGTTCTTTATGCAGCTATATGTGTCCGTCGTGAAAATCGAAGTCCAAATAGGCTCCAATACGTTCATAACTGCGTGGTGTACTATGCGGTCGGGAAAGTAAGGCAAGCGGTATATTTCCCGTGCTTTGGGTTCGTAAATTGTAAAAACGTCGTATTTTGACGTTCTGAATGTACCGTTAAGCAATGTTTCTCGTAGGTTTTTTATGTTTTCAGTACGGTTCTTATCGTGCCTTTTAACTCCATGCGAACGTAGTTTACCCCTACGGGCCTTTTCGTCCGCTAACTCTAAGTTTTCAAGTGTACAAATTTGGTCGTACAAATTTCCTATTCTTTTCATTGCTTTGCTGGTTTCTTAGGGAACGTTCGGCAAAGCCTACTAATACCCCTTAAACGGTTTATGTTATTTTTTGCCAAGTGGCAAGGTCTTTGCTTTTATAAAATCTTTTAGCATAGCTGGGAGCCGACATTCGTATTCGTATTCGAAGGCGTGTTATTCGTATTCGCGTAACCGAAGCCTGCATTCGCGCTGTTATTCGCATTACCGCCGAAAAGGACACCCCAAAAGCAAACAACCTATATTTTTATTCAAAGTAATATCTTGTACCGGAAGCCCGCATAGTTACTTTACGCGGGAAGGCGTTAAGCTCTTTAATCTTTCCAAGAACGTATTTTATTTCTTGCGAATTGGTAAAGAACTTGCGCGCGTCCGTATCGCTGTCGTCTTTGTTAAATTTGATTTTCACAAGGAACCGGTTATTTCCGAATTTCGTTTTAACTTCGTCCAAGTAATCAACTACCCAAAAGGATAAGTTAATTAGTTTCTGCTGGTTCGTTTCCGGGCAATTAAAATGCTTGTTATTTGCGTCCGGCTGAATTCCCAAACTTGCTAAACTTCCGTCGTCTACTTTATTTTCCATAATTCCTAAAAAAATGAACGGCGGGCTAATTGTCCTTCTTGGGGCAACCTTTTAAAGCCCGCCGGTTAATAGTTCTATTTCTTTGTTCTCGTATCGCTCCGTGTCGTTTTATCCGGGTAAAAAGCAAAGCCGGGAGCCGACAGACGTACCCGTATTCGAAGGCGTGTTATACGTATTCGCGCAACCGAAGCCCGCAGACGCGCCGTAATTCGCATTACCGCCGAAAAGGACACCCCTTAATGCTTCGCCGGAACCGGGTATATTGGTATAGTAATAGTCAGAGAAGTAAGTAACGGAACTTCCGCCAACGGCCGCCGGCATATTCTCACCATATTCTCCAACTATCATAATCTTAGCCCAACCTTCCGAACGTGGAAGAAGGCCCCTTAATTCGCAATCGCTGTAATTGCTATCTTGGTATTTGCTGGGGTCAAGGCAAACGTAGAATTCGGCAAGGCCGCCAGCCGCGTCGCTCTGAATACGGCATTTACAGCCGTCCGTCCAACTCCAAACGTGCCCGAACGGGTTTTCTAAACCTCGGTAGCTTGGAACTTGGAAAGTTTGTCCGTTGGTGTTATCGCTCTTTTTATAGGTATAAGCAACCGTTCCGGTTTTGTTTCCCAACGGGTTAGTAGCTCCACAAGGAACCATAGGGTTATAGCCGTTATAACCGCCCCAATCGCTCATAATGGTAACGCCGTCGCCTAATCCGCCTTGCTTATACCCTTCGCTTGTTGGGGCCGCGTTGTATGCAAGTTGGCTATTAAAGTTTGCGTACTCAACCGCATACAACCAATAGCAAGTTTTTTGTACCTCGTAAACGTCGCAATTCCAACCGGCCCCGTTTAATCCTGCGCTACCTCTACGGCGGGCGTATGCTCGGAAGTTGGTAAGGCTGGTATTAGTGCCGGGAGTGCCTAAAAGGCTTCTATATGTTCCGTCCCATTCGGCGGCATTTTGGCCCCCTCTGAAAGCTGCAGAAGCATTAACTACGGAAGCCAATTTAGGCGCGCTTGCGGTTGTCCTATCTATTGCGGCTTCATAGGCTGAACGGTAAGCAAGCGGTACTAAATGAAAGCCCGGTAGCTCAAATTCGGAAAGGAAGCAACGGAATTTAGTACCTTCTATTTCAAACTTCCGGTAGTGTGCCGGAATTTCTACCATAACTTGCCCGTCGGTTCCGTCAAGGTTGGCGGCGGCTCCGTTGTCGCGCTTGGTACTATCGTTCGCATGAAGGTAATAAGCTACCGTTCCGTTATCTCTCAACACGCAACGCCGCATCCTATTTTGAATTGGTAGCGAAACATGAAGTTCCGGGCGGCCCAATCTTGTACAAGCCGAATTAGCTACGTTAGAATCCCATTCTATACCGTAGTAGTAATCGTATGGAAACTTCGGCTTTGTGTTTCCTACTCCAATGATTAAACCCATAAATTACAATGCTTTTAATACCCCCATTTAAGGGCAAGGTTTGTTAAACTCGTTTGCTTAATCTCGCGTACTATTTCGGGGTTCCAGCCGGTTTCAAAGCGTGTGCTTACGAATACCCCCGGCTCCATTCCCCAAAGGTTCACTTCCAACGTTACGGGTGTTTCTCCGTCGTTCTTAATGTTAAACGGAACTTCTTCTTTTTTGAAGTTCGCGTTATTAAGGTTGTCAATAACCCCAATACTTCCAATTTGGGCGGACGTTACTTCGCCCCCTCTTGTTTGTCCCATAGGCTTTTTTGTTTCAAAAGTAAATACTATCCGTATTATAGTAATACGGTTGTCGATAAAAAAAGAATAACTTACTCATTTAGCAATGTTTCCAGCGCGTTAATCCTATCTCTGTAATCCTGTCTTGTTTGGTGTACGTCGTCCATAATGTACGGCAAAGGCAAGTTTAGTAAGGTAGCTTCATAGCATTTCATAACCTTGTAATCCGTATCATTCAAGAAGGCTTTATATTCGTTTATTTTGGCCGTAATTAGTTTCTTAGAAACGGTTTCTATATAGCGGTAGCTAATCCGGTCGCCGTTGTCGTAGGGTTCTATTCTAATACTTCCAAATTCTACGCTTGGGGTTAGCTTGGTTTCGTCTACCAAGTCTACCGGCTTCCAGCCAATTTTAACCAATTCTTCTACTTGCATAGCAATAGTTATTACTACGTCTTCCGGTAATCCTTCTTTATTTAACCGGCGTTCGGTTTGGTCTTCCAACATTTTAGAAACCAAATACCCGTTTTCGTTTATATATCCGTACTCTGTCATAATTTTACCAATGAAATTTACTCATTAACCATGCTTCTTTTTTTACTCCGGCAACGTAACCTATTGTAAATACGCACATAGCCGACCAACCTTCGCCAACATCTAAGTTATCATTTGCCGAACTATCATCGTACAAAACTTGGCCGCTTCGCGCGTAAATTCTCATGTAGCCCGTCCACCATTGCTTAAAGAAAATAGTTCTACCTATAACCCCGTCAGAAGGCAAATAAACGGTACTTTGATAGCGAGAATAACCTATTACCATAGAATCGCTTTCCGATAAATAAACCGTAGGCGTTCCTTCGTCTATTCTTCTTGTTTTTAGAAATAAACCAGCCGCTAAAAGGTTTTGGAAGAAGCCGCCGTAAGCCGGGGCGTTTCCGTTGTTGCTTGCGGTTCCATAAACCCCAGCTATAAAGTTTTCGTTTTCCCAATCCTGTTTAGAAACGTTCCCGTAACCTAACCCTACAATAGAAGCCTTTCGGGTTATTCCCAAAGTAGCGGAAACGGCCATAGTTTCGGCATTGTTGGCAAAAATTCCGGTAGGGGACATATAAGCAACCCGGCTATAACTATTCTTGCTACGTGCTTCAACTATACCGCTATTCGCGTTTAGTGTTATTTGGGAACCTTGGTTATAGTCTTGGGAATAATCGCCGCCCGACCTTGGGGAATCTACCGTTATTTGTGAGTTTCGCGCATCAAGGCTAATTTTATTATCGGTTCCAAGTGTCGAAACAATCTTACCGCCCTGTATAGACCAATCCCCAATATTGGCCCCTTCGGCTAATATTAAGTTCGTGGCTATGCTCTCAAATTGCGCCCCGAAGTTTTCCCAATATACCGAATTGTCGGCGGGTGTTTGGTTTGAAAACGAACCGTTAATTTTCCGTCTTGCCCTGTAATACACGCTATTATATTTTACTATATCTATACGTTGGCTTGTGGCTGTATAGCTTACATTTGAAGCGTAATTACCCCGGTAAACATAAACCGCTTGTACATCTATCGAATTTTCTATTTCTTTGATATAGTCTACTTCCGCTTGGGTTGCATCGAATACGGTAGCATAAGCAAGATACCAAACCACCGGGGTTTCCGGCCCAGCTAATGGGCCATAGATAGCAAAGAAGTTTGTACTTGAAAAGTCCCCGGACGTTCCGCATTGTACTATACAAATGTATTCTTCAAATTTCCCGGTTCCGGCGGTTGGTGTTATCCATTTTGTAGAACCGCCATTTCCGATTGAGTTTGTATGCCATGAAATAGTATAACCCGTAGGAATTTTAGCTATAATACGGGTCATAAATTTAGCATTTGCCCGGCACATATTACCAAAATAAAAGCCCCCTAATCCCGGCGTAGCATCCCCTTTATTTGTAATTCTAATGCAATGGGTAGAATTATTAGGACAGTCGCTAATGCGGTCTATCCTTTCTATATATGTATTTCCGTTGCCGTAATTATTATATACGCTTATTCCGTTAAGTCCTTCGCTAAAGTCCGGGTTCCTATAAAGCATTTTACCGGTTGGGGCCATTTCTCCGGGCGCGCCGTCGGCTCCGTCGTTACCTTTTCCGCCGTCCGTTCCTTTTTGTGCTACAAGCTGCCAATAGGTCGTATTTATAGGCATAATACCGGCCGTAGGGCAATTCTGAATACAACGGTACATAGAACCGTTATAGGTTACTTCGTCGCCCGAATAATACATAGAATAGCTACTATAAGACCCACGAAATACACCTAATGCGTTTTCTGCCCCGGAAGGGCTTTGTACAAGCGTTCCCTTTAACCTTAGTTTTCGGTCTTTGTTATTATTCCAAGCTAAAGAACTCGCATTATCCCCCAACCGAAACCCGTTACCGTCCAAGTTTATAAAACAGCTTCCGTCGCTGCTTTCAATTTGGCCGGTACGTATGAACTTCCCGTTAATGGTCGTAGCTCCGTAGGTCAATGAAACGGCGCGCACTTCATCAACAACGGAATTAACAACCCCTACCCAAAAGTGGTAATAGTTCGGGTCTTGGTCTACGGTTATTTGGGTCGTTGAGAATATGATACTTCCCGCGTTCCCTGCCTTTTGGCATTTGGCGTAAATATAATAGGCCGTCGAATCGCTTGCTAACGCTGTGGTAGCGGTAGCAAGGTTCCAATTTAGTATTTTGTCCGATATAGTGTAATGTGTTAGTACTCCGCCCGTTACTTTTACCGAATTCTTGTTACCTTGGTAGTTGGCTTCTATAAGTGTGTTTTGTAACATGAATTGCATAGACTTAGCCCCAACGGATAACATAAGCGTTTCAATACTACCGGGCTTTATTTTGTCCGTATAGTAGTCGCCTTCCGGGTCGAAAATCATAGCTAATACTTCTTGGCTTGCCTTCCAATTACGGCGGGCCTTAGCTGGGTCGGCTAAGTCGTTAATTTCTATAACCCGGTCTATTTCCTTCAAATCCGAAATAATCCGGGTATATGTGCTTTGCGTAACGCTGTCGCCCAAGGTTAAAGAATACTTGTAAGGCTTTAGCAAATCCCTTGTAAAGCCGGTAATTCGGATAGACTTATTTACCCCTATATCGGTATCTTCTACCGGTATATAGTCGCCAACGGCAAATAGATTTACTACCGTAAGTTCTCCGGCGAACTGCTTTATAAAATTTTGGTCTATGTTTAGTCCGTATTCCGCTTGGGGCTGGCAATTTTGGTTATAGTATTCCGTCCCTTCAGTAGATAGTTGTATTTCCGCATCCGTTTTGTAAGAATCCGGTAAATTTATATCCGTAAAGAAATATACGTCCCCGGCTTGGAATTGGAACGCCGCGCTTGTTTCGCTGGGGAACTTCATCCCGTTTTCATCCGTAAATGGTACTAACTCTATTGTTTTGGTTGCATGGTCGTACTTATGTACGTCGAATTCATACCCCGCCAAATTCCCGGTAGTGAATTTTACTTTCGCGTTTACTCCCTCTATAAGCCACTTTGTCCCCTCGCTATCCTTTTCGTTAAGGTCGAAGTTCATAGTAGAATCTACAAAAGCGTAATATTTAACACCCTTGCCCGTAACTTTTCCGTAGCGGTTCGGGAAAATTTCGTCGAAAGTTTTTGTATTCTCCTTAACCCCGAAAGCAGCAATAGCCGCCGCGTTTTCAATATAAGATTTATTCTTTGTCTTACCCGGAAGGCAAAGTTTACTATACCGGTATTTACTTCCTAAGTTGTTGCTACCCCCGTAAACATAAAGGCGGGTAACTACATTCTTGGAATTTATATTTTTGCGGGTAAGCTCATACAAGCCGCCCGTTTTACCGTATCTGAAAGTATAGGGGAAGTTTACCCCAGCTTTGCGGATATGAAGCGTTTTAACCCCGTTTGTTTGTTCTATCTCGAATTCTATGTTATGTTCTTTGCATAGATTTTGAAGGACGGAAAGGCAATTTTCGCCAACATAGGAAAGGGTTTTATATTCTGTATCGGCTGGGTGTTCTCCTAACGCCCATTTGCCGGGAAATATTCGCCGTATATTCTGTAAAAGAACTTCTAAGAAGTCCTTTAAGTTTCCGGTAAAACTATCCCCGGTTGTATCATCCGGTAGTAGAAATTGAACGTCCAATAATTCGTATTGCGGCCCTTCAAAGGTCAATTCATAGGAAAACTTACGCTTTCCGGTCTTCTTAATTGTAGGTAAGAAGTTAAGCGTATAAGTTTTCCCGAAAACGTCTATCGTGTCCCCCAATTCAAACTTTAAGGGGGTCGCGCTTTCTACCGTAATGTCTGTAAGGTCGTCGCTAAGAAGCCCTACCTTTTGTTCTGCTTTCGTTATGCCGGATATGTTCGCCCGTGAGTTAAGAAGAAGCGACGTATTATCCCGGTGCTTTACTACAATTTGTTCCATACGATAATACCGTTAGTTGAAAAATTAGCTATGTCTTCAATTACGCCGGCAACAATAGCGTAATAAATTCCTTCGGTTGTATATTCGTGGGAAACCGTTTTATTAGTGCCGTAAACATCTTCCGTTTTGGTTCCGTCTCCCCAAAATATAGTTACCGCTTTGTCCGAAGTTATGGTAATGGTTAGCGTTTTGGTAGCCGTACTTATTCGCTGGTGTCTTACCACCCTTTTAACCGGGTTAGGCTCCTTTAATTTAACAGTGAAGGTTCCTACCATTAAATCATCATTCCAACGCTTTGTAACGGAAACACCGTTTTCGTTATATACTTCGTAAACAAGTGGCTTAGTTGGGTGTATATCTACCATTAAACGCTGTGTTCCGTCCTTACTGAATACGTCTAAAAAATCGTTTAATTTGGTAACGAAGTCTACCTTACCGGTTGCTTTCATAAAGCAGTTAAGCGAAATTTCCCGCGCTTCAACCCGTTTACTTTGTAGGTCTATAATTTCCCCGTGATAGTCCGCCCAATCAATAGAAAGGGGGGCTTTCATTTTGGGCCGGTCAAGAAGGCCGTTACTTTCGCTTACATAAATATCCCAAGTCTTAAAGTCTGTTCCTTCTATGGTGTAGGCTAATTGGGCCACGCTGCTAATAAGTGCGCTTATTTCTTCTTGCGTTAGGGCTACATTATAGGCTTTTACTTCGTCTACAAGTCCGTAGCCGTTTTCGGTTGAATATATATCTTGCAAGAAAGCGAAGCCGGTAGGTTGTGCCGGTAAGGCTATTGTTTTAATTAGCTGGGTGTCTAAGTAAATATAAACGTTCAAACCGTTTTTTACTACTGCAAAATAGCCCCAATTCTCGGACGTAAGCTCAAACCAACTTTCACTACAACCGTTTACGGCATCCCAACAAACAAAGAAGCCTATACGTTTCCCGGTAAAGCCATCCGGGAAAACATTACGTTTAAGCCACGCTAACAAAGTGAAGTTAGCGGTAAGGGGTATAATATTTTTTGTTATCTCACAATAACCGGCCCCGTTGAACTCTATACAATTCCCTTGCCTTCCAGCTACAAAGTCGCTATCTATTACCGCGCCGTCGGCTCGGTTGGTTGAGTAATCGTAAGCCGTTTTAGAACCTGCCGCTTCATCAAGCGGAAGGTTCAAAATAAGGTTCTTTTCGTTTGCTGCCATATTAGTACGTTTTAGAATGTTTGCGAATGATTTTTATAACTGAATTTCCCGGTTCCGAACTTTGGGTAGTAACCCGGCCGCCGTAGTGGTTTACGCAAATCTTAGCGTTATCCGAAGCTATTACTTCTACTTCGGCGTTGTCGAATACGTCTATCATTACAAAGCTGCTATCTTTGGCCGTAACCGTTAGTTTGGCGTTATGCTTGGCGAATACTTGGCCGACCTCAAACCCGGAATAATCGGCCGTACCGTTACAATTACCAAGGGCTACAACGTGCCGGGAATTTTCGGCTTTTATTTCTTCATCCAAGAAAACGCCGTAAGGTTCCATAGCCCCTACGAAATTTTCCCGAATGAAGGAAAGCGACGGGTATTCATTGCTTAGGCAAAAGTCTATACCTTTGAGGTACATTTGTATAAGTCTACCTTTGTCTTCGGTATTTAAAAGGTCTTTAAACCAATCTTCGCAAATGCCTTTTTCCTTTGCCGCGTGGGCCAATTCTTTATTTATTTTCATACTTCAACTATATTAAACCTTGCGACCGTAAGGGGTCGTAATCCTTTCCTATTTTATTATCTATACTCTCTAAATGCTTGTTACTTGTGCCTATTCTACTTGCAATAAGTTCGAGGTAAATAAGTTGTTGGCGTAGTATCTCTATGCTCTCTACTTGGTTTACCCTAACCGCGTTTGTTTGCCCGGCCAAAAGGTCTATACTTTCTTGGCTGGCTCCCTTTATTGCTCCCGAAAGGCTGGTAGTTGGGTCGGTGCTTTTTTCCAAATCTTTAAATAAATCTTCGTACATTTTCATAGCTTCGGAATAATTAGCCCCAATCGCCGCAACTGCATTTTTGAAACGGTCTTGTTCGTCTTTGGTTAATCCGTCAAAGCTACCGTTACCCTCTGAATCGAAACCCATATCTTTTTGTAATTGCTCTATTGCTTTTTGCAAAGGGCCTTCTAAAAATTTAAGTTTCAAAGCGTTTTTAACCGCATTTTGCATAACTTGTCGTGTAACTTTCTCTATTGCTTCCCCGGAAGTTTCTACCCCGTCCGTATATACTTGAGCTATTGCGTCCGCTAATTGGTTAGCGAGGTCTTTCGCGCTGGTTTGGGTTATACTTTCGGTAATAGACGCTATCATGTCTTCTACTTTCCGCCCTAAATCCGCATATTGCTCGTTGTATTCGCGTACCTTATCCCAATCCGTTTTTTTCTTTTCTTGCTCCAAACGGGCCATTTCCTGTAATTCGGCCTGTTGTTGGCGCATATTTTCTATTGCGGCTTTTTGGTTTTTATATACCGCTTCTCCCAAAGCCTTATCTATCGCGTGGGAAAGCGCGTTATATGCGTTTGTTAAATCCTTAACCGCGTCTGCGTGTTTGTTTATTGATTTATCTATATGTTTGTCGTGTATTCTATTAAGTGTTGTAAGTAGTTTAAAAGGCATAGAAATAGTATCAGAAATAGCCCCCATAACGTTACCGCTTTTAAGATTTTCCCAACCACTCATAGCGGTTTCGTTTACGGCGTTAATGCAGTCCGCCCAATCTCCCAAAGTATCGGCCGCGTCGGAATTTCCTATACTATCTTGGTATTCGGCTATAACGTTAAGAGTATCGGAAACGGCCCGTAGTGTTTGATATACCCCCTTAATAATAGCGTCTACCATTCCAATCGCACCCGCCGCTCCACCGGCGGCTCCTTGCATACCTTCGGCTGCTTCCCCTGCATTTCCGGCAACTTCACCCGAAGTATTAGCCATGCTTGCCATATCTCCTTTAGCCCCGGAAAATATGTTTTTGAAACCGTCTATTTTGCTTTGAAAATCCCCCTCTCCAAATAACATATTCATAAAACCGCCGCCTTTAGAATTCCCAAATATAGCTTCAATTCCACGCCCGCTATATGCGCTATCGGATTGCTTGTTTATGTCATTTATAAGCTGTTTGTATTGCTCCGCTGTTATCTTACCGGCTTCGTAGGCTGCTTTCATCATTGAAAGCAAAACCTTACGAGTATTCTCCAATGTTTTAAGGGAAATTTCCGAAACATCCCCGAAAAATTCCTTATACTGCTGAGTTTCTTTTAGTATCTCTAAATCGCGTTCGCCTTCTAACTTTTTAGCTACGTCTTGTTGGCCGGCAAGTCGAGCCGCCCCTATAAGTTTTTCGTAGTCTTTAGTTATTTGCAATCGCTTTTGTTCAAATGTTCCAAAACGGTAAATTGAATCTGCGTTAATTTGTTCCAATTCCTCGAAGCTATCTATCTGTAAGTTGTTTAATTGCTCATACAGATTTGCAATGCCTTCTATTCGCTTACGTTCGTCTTCCGTTTCAGCTTTAGCGGCGCGTTGGCGTAATAACTGCATTTGATTTTCAAATGCAATAGTTTTATTTATGCGCTTGTTTATATAATCACTATATTGGTTTAGCAAGTTGTCCGTTTCTTCTTTTGCCTTTTGGGCTACATTTTCTTGCTCCTTATCTAAAATATCTTTTTTACCGCTATCAAGGTCGGAGCCGTCGCCCGAAAGTTGTTTACGGCGTGCTTCCAAAATATCCAGCATTTCAACAATAGAACGCGCTCCGTTTAGCTGGTTTTGTAGTTCCTTCTCAAACTCGCCTAAAACGGTTTCTTTAGTTTCATTTGCTATTGCGTTATTTAATTTCTTCAAGTTCTCGGCTTGCTGCTTAGTGGCTTCCCCGCTTCCTATCTTTTGGGTAAGCTGCTCACGCTGTTTGTTTAGATAATCCAAATAGCTATTACCTTGTGCCAAAAGCCCGGCAAATTCGGTTTTTGCTGCTTTCTGTATAATTTCGTCTTTGGAATTAACCCACTTATAGTACTGGGTGTATTGCTGTTTACGCTTTTCTAATTGTTCCGTAAACGGGTCTTTGGGGGTTTCTTTATCTTTATTCCCCGTTGTTAGGTCTATTAAGTTATTTTCAGTTACATATTTTTGAATATCCGCGACTTGCCCTTTAAGTTCTCCCAAACGTTTATTATTCATGTCGGTAGAAATTTGGGTTAAACCTTCTTCCATTTTTAACCAAGTCGCTAAAATATCGGGAGAAACGTCCGTAGCATTTTTTAATCCGTGTTTTTGAGCCAGCTTATCATAATCTACAACTTGGAATTTTTGTCCGTTTATTTCGCCGGTTTTATATATATCGCTCTGCTTCCCTTGGTTCTTTTCAAGTTTGTAAATTTCTTTATATACTTCGGTAAGGTCTTCCATTGCAGCTTTAAACCTCAAAGTTTTTTCTAAGGAAAGTAAATACGCATCTATCGCCTTTTTATTATCCCATATAACCCGGCCTTCCTTGCTTAATTTGGCGTTGTAATCTGGTATAATTTCTTGCAACTTTTTGATAATCTTTAATTTATCATTATAACTAAGCGTTTCACGGTCTAAAGCATTGCGCAAAGTAGTAATTGTTGCTACTTGTTCGGCGTAACTTTTTGCTAATTGGTCGAAACGTTCTTGCTGCTTTTTATAGGCTTCGTTTGCTTCTTCGGCTTTCTGCTTTGCTTCTTCTTGTTTTTGGTTATGTTTGCTTATTAAGTGTACAATACCCGTTATAGCCAACGATAACCCAAGAGTAAGCGTTGCGTATAGTCCGGCTACGGCAATTTTTGCGGAAGTAGCCGAAAGGCCCATTTTAATAAACGCCTTCCCCAAAAATAAAGTAGATGCAGATAATAGTTCTTTTGCCTTGGCTAATGCAATTATTCTAAAATATGAATCTTTGTTTAAGGTGTTTGCTACTTGCTGCAAGCCTATTGTAATAGTCATAAGGCTTTGAACCTTCAACATGATTTTTTGAAGGTTTTCATTTTCGCCAGCAAATAAAGCTACCGTTCCTTGAGCTACTGAAAAGGCTCCGCTAATTCCCCCAATTACAGAAACAACGGTTTGTAATCCGGCGTAATCATCTGCTAATATTTTGGCTTGCATACGCACGTCACCCATTGCGTCGGTTAATTGCCCAAGCTCGGCCCTTAGCTTTCTGTAAGTTTCCGAATCTCTTAACCCGGCTTGCTCCATTCGGGCTAATTCGTCTTGCATAAGCCTAATTTGGGTAGTCAGTTTTTTGCGGGAAGTAGAATTTTCTTCTACCTTTTTCTTGTTTTCCTGTAACCGCTTTTCCTCCGCACTTAATGCGTCCCCGGTATTATAAACTTCTTGTAATAAAGCCTTCCGGGCCGTAATTTCTGCTTTTACGGCGTTTTGCTTCTGCGTTAATGCTCTATATTCTTCGTCCCCTTTAGCTGTTCCTTTAGAAAACGCTGCAGATGCAGCGTCCCCAAGTCGGGCGTATTCTATTTCTAAATCATGTATAGACCCGCTATGAATGTCTATCATTTTATCTATATCTTGATACGCCTTTTCTATTGCTTCCGCCGCTTGGTTATAGGCGGCTTCTACATTTTTACCGCCCGATACCGTAGCGTCGGTAAAACCCTGTACGCGCTTCTTGGTTTCTTCTAATGCGCTATTTATTTGGCCGTTATTCGCTATTATATCGAATTCTAAAGCCCCGCCTTTTATGCTCATCTATTTATATTATTTATCATTTCTAATACTTTGTCGGCGTTCTCTGATGAAAGTCGTATATTTTCTCCTTTTTCGTCCGCGTCGCCCTTCTCTACATTCGGCGCGTCTACTAATAATCTTTGAACTACCCCCCACGCTATTTGGTGGTGTAAATATTCCCAAGTCCAGCCAAGGTGGGCGCAAATCGAACCCCGGCGGCCGTATGGGCTATTAAGCCCGGTTACTCTATACGCTCCTTCCTCGGTTGTGTGGTTCTTGCGCCGCTCATTAAGCGCATAGAGGCTAAAAAATCCCCTAAATTGCTCATATTTGTAACGGTTGCGGAAAGAGCTACTAATTTGGAAGGGGTTATAGTATGGAAAAAAATATCCGTAAGTCGGTCTAATTCTTTGTCGTCGTTGTACTTTCTAATCCTTCCGAATTTGTCTACCTCTGTAACGTGGTAATCTTCGCCAAGAACGGCAATAGCGATAGTCCGGGCCATTCGTGCGGCGTTCTCTTTGGCTAATTGTTTAGCTTCTGAAATAATTGTTTCGCTTTCTTGTAAAACGTTCTCGTTAATAGCCATTTCTAACCACATATCACTAAGTCGGTCAAGAACCGAAAGCGTAGGTTCGTGTATCTCGTAGCTGATTGTTTTTTCTACAATTTCCGGTGTCATAAAGAAACCTTTAAAACCTTTTCTTCTTTTGGCTACCTTTGTTGTAACCTCGAATTTTACCCCGCGTCGAATAAGTAGGTTAAGTTCTTCCCGTTCCAATTCGATAGGGTCTTTATCCGTAGTTATATTTTCCATGTTCATAATATTAAGAAAGCCCCCGAAACTTGTATTTGGGGGCTTTCGGGTTAAAAAATCGCATTTATTCCCCTTATTTTGCTGGTACAATAGGGGTAGCAGTCATTTTTTTAGATGCTGCGGCGGTAGGAGCTAAAACCGTACCGGCTACTTCAAGAAGCAAAAGCCCCTTTTTGCTGAACTCGGCGTTAATCTTAGTTGCTAACTTCATGCGCGGAATCTCGAATTTAAGACCCTGTTCGGGTGTAATTCGTACCGATTTTTCGATAATCGGCAATTTGTCCGGGGCTTCCCATGCTCCGGCGGCTGACTTAGTTCCGCCTAAAAGTGTTACCAAAGTATCTACGTCAGCGTTCATAATGGAAAACGCAAAATTGGTTTTACCACCTCGGCTAATACTTACTACCGGGTCGTCCAATTCCTCGGCGTAGTGTTCGGTAGTTTCCGGGTCTTCCTGTGTCATTTTGCAGGTGTCCTGATAGGTCAAACCAAGCGGTGCAAGGGTTGTACCCATACCGCCCCCGGATGCTATATCGCCTACCTCAATCTTTGAAAGTCCTAATGTTACAATCATAATCTTTTTGCTGTTAATCTGTTAAATGAATATTCCAATCTATCCGTAAGTTGGTGTAGTGCTGGGAAATTTCCGGTTCCTTTATAACCGTTTCGGTAGCTACCCAAAACGTTAGGCCCGGAATGTTTGCCGCTTTTAATGTTCCAATAACCAAAGCCGTAAGTTCGCGCAAACGTTCCCGGTTCGCTTTTCTTTGTTCTTTCCCCTTAATCTTTAGTTTTAAGTCCGAAACGTGAATGTTTACGTTAGAAGTTCCGGTTTGCGGTAGAGCGTGGGAAACCGTAATAGTGTTAATTACTACGTCTTCCAACTCCGAACCGTCCGGGCGTTCTCCCTGTACGTATATATCCCCGGTAAGGGCTTTTTTAAGGTCTTCCGAAGTGGAAAGAACTTTATATAGCGTGTCGTCTGTATCAATGCTTTGCATAACTTTAAGCTGGTCTTTAAATCCACATTCTACAATGAAGGCGGCCAAAATCGAACTTTTGGCAAATGCCCGTTACTACTACCAAACCCGTAATTTTTGCGGAATCAATAAAACCCGGTTCTAAAAGTTGCTTAGTGTCTACTTCTTCGCTTGTTACAACTATTTCCGTACCTTCGTTAATTCTTTGGGTTCCCTTCGGAAGTTGAATTAGTGAAGCAAAAACAAAATCTTTCCGGTCGGCCGTTTGAATAGTTGCCCCCTTACCGTTTGTTTCTTCCCGGCAAGCTGCCTTTAGCTCCCAATTCCTTGCGTTGTTATCCCAACTTCCGTTAGGTAACTTTGCCGCTTCGTCGTTGTTAAGGACGTATAGGTATTGGTAGTATTGAAAAGAAGTGTTTACCATGCGTTACTTTTATTTCTAATTTTTGGCTTTCCTACTGGTACTAAACCGACTTCGGCGCAAGTGCCGTTATACCAAAATTTTATAGCTTCCCAATTCCAAGAAACCGAATAGCCGCCTTCGCTGATATTTGCCAACGGTATAAGCGTCGAAAATTCCAAACAAAGGGCTTTCTTTGCGGTAATTACGTCTACATTTGCGTCCGGGTCTGGAATTAACTTACTTTGGTTACAAAGTATTAGTTCCACGTCGTCGGGTGTAATCTGAAACTTAGCCGCCGTTTTTGTTATCCACTCTTTAAATGTCATTGAATTACGGGTTTAACCGGGAACGGCCCGAAGGCCGGCCCGGTGTTGGTTAATGGTTCCAAGCGTTACTATTGGTTGCCATAAGGAAAGAACGGCCGGAAGCAAGCCAAGCCGGGAAAGCGTTAGCAATCCCTACGGTAACTTCTTCTATTGGTTCTTCGTTGCTGTACTTCTTAATGCAAGTATGCCCGTTCATAGCCTTAATAGCGGCCGAACCTTTTAGGGCCATATCCGCCGGCTTCTTCCAATAGGTAGCCCCTAAAACTTTGCTTTCGCTGAACATTACAACGTTATCTACAAACGGGTTTCCGGTCTTACGGTCGCCGTTCGGCAACTCTATTGTAATATCTTGGTCGATAATTACAATCTGCAAGCCCTTCAAATAAGGAACGGTTCGCAAAGTATTGTTTACCTGTTCTACGCTTGGAGCTTGTGCAATCTGCAAAGCGTTGTTTGCGAATGAAGCGCACAACTTAATTACTTCTTCGGTTTCGGCGAAGGTTGCGAAAGTGTCAAGGTTCATAAAGGCGAATTTCAAAGAAATACCTTTAGCCTTGGCGGTTTTTACAATCGCTTTGAAGTCTTTGCTAATAGGTTTAGCGGAAGCGGAAGTAAGCCAAGAAGCGGAACCGGTTTGAAAACCTACCTTTTGCCATTCTTCGAGTTGGTAGTCTACATCGTATTCCTTTACTACGCTGCTGTTGTTGTCGTTCAGCAAGGTAATTTTACCCAAAGAAATAGTTTGTAGGGCCATCCATTCCAAACGGGCGGCTACGCCGTCCCAACAAAAGTTAGTATCTTCGGCCCATGCTTCTACAAGCGCGCGTAAATCCGGGTTAGCCGAAGTCATGGCTACCATAATGTCGTATTCGTTTAGCTCGTTTTCGTCTTTCGTTCGCTTAATAGCAATCTTAGGAATATCGCCTTGAATACGTGCAATAGCTTCGCGGGTCTTTTTACTGATGCTTGCGCCCCTTGCTACAAGGTCGCCGGCAATTTTAAGCCCTATTTGCGCTTCGAGAGCCTTCCAAGAAAGCGTATAGTTTTCTTTCAAAGGGAAAAGCGTAGGGTAATAGTACGGTTTAAGGTCGTAGGTGTTAATTACGGCCTGCATATCCTTTTCGGTTATGCCTATCATTAAAGATTTTTGCATATCTCTTTACTATTAAAGTTAGATAAATTGAATACCGGTAAGTTTGGCCTTAATAGAAGGGCCTACCGGGGTAATATTTGCTTCCCGAATTTGGCCGATAGTCCAAGCGTTTACTACGTGGTTGGCTAATTGCTCAACGTCGTAGCTTTCGCCTACAAGGGCTACCGGTTCATATTTGAAAGCCGAAGTAGTACCGGCGGCTTCTTTATCCGCTTGGTAAAGCACATCGCCAATTTTGGCGGTAACTCCGATAGTAGTACCTACCGTAATGGTGTCTTGTACTGAACTTCCGGTAGTGTTGATAGCGGTAATAGCGTAAGCCTTTCCGCCTTCTTTCAACATCACGAAATCGCCTACTTTAAAGTTGTGGCCCTTTTTTACGGGGTAATCGGTCGTAGTTGTCGTAGCGGCTGTGGTAAGAACGGCAACCTTAACAACATGGTAAAGCCCTTCGGTATCTTTTCCTACCGGCGTACCTTCCAAAAGTTTATTTTGAGTAAGGTCTGCGGAAGCAACGGTAATACCGTCGGGAATGTCTGCGAGCTTGTGGGTAAAGGCGCGGATAACGCGCTTATCCTTTTTTCTGTCAATTTTAAGCATAGCTTCCTAATTAAATTTGTTAAACTTCTTTTCCCGTTAGCGTAGTACCGCCTTCGGTTTTGTCTTTGACGTAGCTCTGAACGGCTGCGCTAACCCCGTCGGTATTCACGGTTCCGAAGTTGGGCTTACCTTGCTGTCCTAATCCTTTGTCGGCTAATTCTTGCTTGAAAGTTGCTACGTTGGTTTTTACTCCGTTCAAATACCCGGTAAAGGCTTCGTCGTCTTTAAATTCGATAAGGCCGAAGTTTTCCAAAACAGAATTTTTGTAGCTGTCTGTAACTCCGTCGAGTTCCTTTACCAAGAGTTCCCTACGGCTGGCGTTTGCTGCGTTGCCTTTAAGTGTGGCTACTTCTTGCAAAAGCGGTGTAGTAGCGGCCTTTACGGCTTCCGTAACAATGTTCTGAATTGCTGACGCGTCCAAAGTTCCGCCCGGTGCTGGTGGTGTGGGGTTTCCGCCTTCTCCCGGCTTCTTCTCTATGAAATCGTACTTAGTTTTAAGGCCGGTTTCGTAGGTTTGGTTAGCTTTAGTAATTTCCGCGTCGGCATCTTTGCGCCAATCGGTAACAAATGCTTTTACTTGGTCGGCGGTTAGTTTTCCTACGACCTCTTTTGCTTCGTCTTCGGTTTTAACCGTTAGGGCCAACGAATTAGCCAAGTGGTTAAGCCCGTCTTTTCGCACGCCTTGGAATGTTGCCACAAGTAGTGCTAAAATTTGTTCTTTAATCATTTTGTTATTTGGTTTTAATTGAACTTGTGGCAAAAATAGCGTATTATTATAATACGTTTTAAGAAGTAAGTAAGCGAGTTATTATAAATCTTTCAACATAAGGTAATAGGCCCGTAGTAAGGGGCTTTTAGGTTCCTACCTACACGCTTGCTGCGTTTTGCGTAATAATTGGTAGTTTTAAGTAGTAAATTTAAGCGTATAGTAATGCAGTGTAAAAAGGAAGCAAAAGAAGGCGTTTTAAGCGCGTTTTATAGTTTAGGTAAGCAATTATACCAGCAAAGGGTATAAAGTCGGACAAACGGCTAATTTGGTGGCAATATAGGTGGCTTTCAAACGTGGTGCTTAATACCATTTTCGTATGTTAAAGAAAAAGGTATAGGTATGTTTTCCCCCTACACCCCCTTTCTATTATATCCTTATATTTATCCTTATCCATATCCAGTGGGGCTATATATGCCCCTTAGTAGCCCCTTAGTAGGGGCTACTTTGTCGTTATTAATTTATTGATATTAAGCGTTTTATATTTTGGCGTATTTTTATAGTCTTAAATCTCTAAATTATGCTTTCGGTAGATATTGGCTTTTTGCTTAACATTGGGGACGTGGTGGTAAGAAGCCCCTTAGTAGCCCCTAACAAGCCCCTAATAAGGGTTTATAACAAAGGAAATAAAAGGGTTCCGATAAAAAGAAAAGAAGTGCTATTAACGTGTATTTCATTGCCGTATAGGAATAATTACATAACTTTGCGCTTGTTATCGGGGAGAAATCCGGTAGCGTATGGAAGCGTTTAGTTATCCGAGTTTAAAAATCGCCAATTTGAAAACCGAAAGGATGAACTTATTAACGCCCGTTTTCTGTATATCCTATTTTAAGATATACCGGTTAAGCGTGGGTAATAGTTTATTTTCGGTGGGCGTTTGGCGATGCCTTAAACTCTTAAACTATAAGACCCACGCTTTCTTATTTGTATAACGCTTGTTTGGGTTCTTGGGGCAACAAAAAGTATAGTATGAATCCTGCTATTAGCTCTTTGCAAAAAGCCGAAAAAGAAGTTATAGTAAACTTCCCAATAGACAGCGTGAAAGCGTCTATAATGCTTATGTTTAAAAAGTTTCCCGGAAAATACATACTACGGGAAAACGATATAAACGAAGTCTTTAATACTTATCACTTTCCAATATCTAACAACTTAAACCCTGCTATTGTTGATATGGTTTTAACGGAAGTAGAAACGGGAAAGACAAAAATATCTATATCTGTAACCAACGCTTACGGCTCATTGTCTTCTAATTCTATATTGGCCGGTATAGCGAACGACTACTTATTAGTATTAGGCAAAGTCCTTAGCGGGGAAAGCATGGATAGCGTAAAACAAACCGTAAAGAATTCGGGGTGTTTAGTTATTATGTGTATTGGGATAGTTTCGCTTGCTTTAATGTCGTTTATCTTATTGTAGTGCAAAATGAAAGCCTTATTTTTATCTTCCTGTCTTGCGCTGGTCTTCGTTGGTTGCTCCAAAAATGAAGTAGATACCCAGCGAATAACGGATAATGATAACAAAACCGTTAGCTATAAGTTCGTTAATCAAGTCAATAGTGAAGCTATAACTATTATTGAACATGATAAGAATAACGAAATAAAGAACATTTGTACCGTTAATTACGGGGAAATCTCAAAAGATATAAAGGGGACGGAACAAAAAGGGAACGTATATACTATTGCCTTTAGAACTTCCGCTAAGGAATACCCAAATAATAGCTACTTTGAAACGGTAGATGTTTTTACGGCTGGGAAAAGTGTGTTTAGCTTCGTATTGAAGAAGAACGAAAATAGTAAGTATATAACCGAAACTACTAATTAGGTTTTATGCAAAGACGTCGATATTATGTAATCTACTTGTAAGCGTATTACTATAATACGAAATTAAGTATTTTACGCTATTGTATTCGCGCTGTTAATAGGCTACCGCCTGTTAAGGCAAAAGGGGGGTTAAACTTCGGTTTTAATCCCCTTCTTTTTTCTGTTTGTTAGAGTTAAATATGTGGACTAATTTATAATTTTCGGTTGTATTTCTTGCTTTCTATTTGACAATGTCTATTTTTGCCTAAAATTTAAAATCTGTTTAACTATGTCAAATATGAGTTATTGTCGGTTTGAAAATACGTTACCCGACCTACAAGATTGTGAAGAAGCCCTACAAGATTTAAGTTCTTTAGCTGAACTAAGCGAAAGCGAACGTAGATATGCAAAAGAACTAATAGAAACTTGCACCCGTATCTCAAAAGAGTATAGTTTTCTATTACCTTCAAAAGAAAGTGCCACAAATCCCGCAGAAACCGTTTAAACTATTTTTGCTATATCTTTTATCATTCTTGAAAGAAAGTGCCACAAATCGAAAAAACGGATAAAATAACAAGAAAGGAGTAGCTTTAACTACTCCTTCTTTGTTTCTTCGCTTTCCTGTAAAGCGTCGGTTTCTGCTTGCCAACGGTCTATAACCCCGGCGTTTTGTTCGTAGAACTCCTTCTTTTGGCTTTCGGGAGCTTTGGCCCAATCCTTTATAGCTTGCGTAAAAGGGTTTTTTGGGTCAAGGTCTTTTAATTTTTCTTCGTCTGTCATAGCTCCTTTAGTTTTAAATAAATGTTCCCGAATATATCCGTTTCGGTTCCTGTAATCCTAAACCGGGTTTCATTCTTAAATAATACTTCCTTTTGGTCTACCGGTGTAAAGTTACCGTTAAATTCCGAAATATTGGATATGTCCCGGCCGGTTTTACTCTGTATCTCAAACAATACCCTTACTTCGTTCTTGCTGGGTTCCCGGTAGCTGGCAAACTTCCAAGCTACCCCCGCGTCCTTACTTGCCGAAGTAAATATATTGTGTGTAATCTCGCTTTTACCGGAGTATAAGCGTTCGTATTCCGTCCGCTTCATTATAGAACCCCGGTAAACGGTTCCTTTGAAAGCCGGAAGGGAAACCAAAGCCTTACTTATCAATGAAGCGGAAGCCGCGTTAAAGGCGGTAAGTTCGTCCTTACTCAACTGCTTGTTAAGTTGCCGGTAGTTTCCGCCTTGTTTCGTATAATGGTGTAAGGCTGCAAGCTCGGTATTCTCTATATTTGGGTATAGGCTGCCAAGTTCCGTTATAGCCCGCGTCATGGCTTCGGCTGTTTGCCGTGCCCGTGTAAAGGCCCGTTCTTCATCCGTATAAGTATTAACTTTAAGTGTCCCTATTTGTTTTTGATTATCCCGAACAAAGTATGGTAAGTTACCCCAGCCTTTAGCCCGTTCTTGGTTGTTCTCTACCCAATCGTTTAACGCTTTGGGAACCTCTGTTACCGGCTTCTTATCGGTCGGCTTCCAATCGTTTAACTTACCGGCCTTACGTGCGCGAATTCTTGCCCTAAAGTCGTTTTCGGAAATAAGTATAGGTATCATTTCGCAACGGCATTGCGGATGCCAACCCGTCCAGCGGAATGTTTTAGGGTAAACGCCGGCCAATACGTCGCAAATGTCGTACAAAGTACGTATCTTCCCGTTTATTACTACGGTGTGGTTATTGCTTAACCTTATTTCGTAGCTGGTAATAAGCGGGTTGTTTTGGTAGCTTTCCCACTCGGCTCGGCGAAAGGCGGCGTTCATTTCGGTAACTGCAAGCCGGCGGGCGTTCTTATATGCCGAACGGTAGACCCCTTGGCCGGGGTGGTACTTCCGGGCCGCTTCGCTTAATTCAAGGTTGCCCGTTTCTTTGTTCCTTACCCGTCTGAATAGTGCGTTTGGCTCATTCAAATAACCCTTTACGCTTCGGCTTACTTCGTCCGGGCTTTTGCCTTCAAGTATGCCGTTTTGTATAATGGCTTCAAGTTCTTGCTTTGCGTTTCCTGTAAGGTTCCAAACGCGGGTAGAAATATTCATACCCCCGCGCGAAGCATTGGCGAAGGCGTGGCCGGTCTTACCTTTGGCCCTGTGGGCCTTTACCGCTTCGTCGCAAATGTCGTTAGCTTCCTTGCGAAGTTCCGGGGTTTTACCGAAGGCTTCTACTACCGGAACCTTTGAGTTTGCTTCCCCTTTGTTCCAACTGCCTACAATCCCGTTTTTGATAATAACGGAAGCCTTGTTACTAAGGTCTTTTAGATAACGGTCTAACTTCTTTTCTGCGGCCGGGTTACCCTGCCAAGTAAAGGTATCGCCCGCTTCTATTGCCTTCCTAACTTCGGTTAGGTGTAAGGCGGCTTCGTAGGTATTACCAAACAAGGCGTAAAGTTGTTTTTCTACGCTTGCTATGTATTTTATAACTTGCTGCCTATCTTTCATAACCTAAGTTCTTCTATTGCTATTCTCAAATACTTTTCAAGTATCGCGTTCAACTCATTGCAAGGGCCGGTAATAACGTCGTAACCCTTGCTTTCTACATACAGAGCGTAATCGGCGGCGGCTACTATTACCCCTACTATGTCGTTAGGGTATTGTGCGGCGGCTTGGGCTGCTATCCGTTGCCCTTCGGCTACGCCCTCGCTTCCTTTGGTTCCGCCGGTAGAACTAAACGTTTCGGCTACCTTCTCGCCGTGGTCGTAGATAACAAAGCCAATCGAAGAACGTAAGTAGTGCGTTTGGTCTTTGTATGTATCTAATCCTTTGGCGTTGTTCGTAACTTCCAAACAAGCCATTTGAATAGCGTCTATTACGGTGTCGGTTATTACCTCTACCTTTTCGTAAACGCCTTCAAATAGCTTATCTATGTTAAACCGTGCCTTTATCATAGCTTTAAACCGTTGGTTCCATTACGTCGGAATAAGCCCCTACGGCTTCTTCGGCTTCTATTTGCTCTAACTCGCTATCGGTATCGTTTACCCAGCCTAATTGTTGTACGGCTGTCTTCCGTGAACAAATAGCCTTTTGCCCGGTAGCAGCTAAATATAAGTCTACCTTTGCCTTTTCGTCTTCAATCATAAACGGTACTATTTCGGGTTCAATAGTAAGGCTTTGGCAAGCGTCGCCGAAATCCTTATCTTTGGCGTTCATCTTTTCTAAGAAGGCTTGGATAATGTTTATACGGCGTTGTAAATAGTCGTCGAAAATTTCCATTTTGTCCTGTACCTTCAAATGTGCATCCAAGAAAAGGAGCTTTAAGGCAACGCCGGAAACCGCGCCTATACCCTTAACCGCATCGAAACTAATATCGGGGGTTTGGGTAATGGTATATATCAACCTAAGAAGGGTTTCTATTTCAAGTTTTACGCTTTCCGGGGCGTTCTGCCATGCTAAATACTGCGCGGTAGCTCCTTCTTCGCCTTCAATAATAGCCCCGCTTTCTCCCTTCTTGGCAAAGCCCAATATAGAACCGGTTGTAAATATCTTCGGGCTTGCGTGGTAGTCGTTGGTATCGGCAAAGTTGGAAAGCAATTTTTCCAAGCGGTCTATAAGCCCTTGTACGTCTTCCCATTCTACGGCGGGTTGGCGGCCGTAGATAACCGGAATTTTGCCTATAATATTGTGCTTGGGGTAGCCTTCTACTAACTGCCATTGGCTATTAGTGGTAATCCAAAGGCGGTGTTCCTTCTCGGTATAGGTTTCAAAGTAGGTGTACTTAACCCCCTTGTTATCCTTCCGGGTGTATTCGCGTGAGAAGGCTATCATGTCGCCGGTTTCGTCGAAGTAGGGGTAAAGTTTATCGCCAAGGTAGGGGCTAAAGATAGCTACTCGTAGTTTGTACGTAGAACCGAAGCCGTAGTTATTGTTTGGCTTTTCTACCGGATACCACAATTCAGCCGCTTCGGTGCTGCTGAATATAGCGCGGGCTACTTTACGGTTAATAGTCCGGCTTTTGGTATCGAACAAAACGCGCTTAACGGCCTTTAGTACGTCTTCTTCTTTGCTGTCTTCTTCCGGCTCGGCGTTAAGTCCTACCGGGTTCCCAAACGTGAAGGCTACGGCCCGCTTTACTATTAGCTTTTGAATAGCCAAGGCTATACGCGCTACCGGCTCCGGGCGTGTATTGGTTTCTGCGTTAAAATTGGGGTCGCTGGTAATGTTCTTAACATTTTCCGGGCTTTCGTTGTCTATATCAACCTTTACGATTTTATCCCGGCGTTTAACCGGGTCGTTTACATCGTGGCCCTTTGGGTTTAGCTGGCTTTCGTAAAGCTCGGCGTTCGGTTCGGTCGCATTGCGTCCGTTCTTCAATTCTGCAATTACGGCACTATGGTCGTCCGTTGCTAAAAGTTTGTCTATATCCATTTCTTTAAATATTTGATTGTTAATTAATTATCCAAATACTCCGCTAAGGTCTTGGCTTTTCCCTTTTCCTCTTTGCTCTACGGTTCCGGTAAGTGCGTCCGGCCCGTCGTCGTGGTCGTTCTTACCTACCTTCATGTAGTGCGTAATAGCTTGGTAGAATTCCGGCCACATTCTATCCCAACCTTTCGGGAAGTAGGTAAGGTTCATTACTTCGCCACTTCGGGTAAATATGCGGATAGCCTTGTTATTACTTTGGAAGAACCACTTAATACGGGTTTTATCATTACCCATTAACCGGCATTGGGTTTCTACGTTACGGGCAAATCCGCGCCCGCCGTTGTTGCTCTCTATCATTGCCAATTCTACGGCGTGTTTGGTTAGCATTTCGGCCGTTTTTGGCTCGGTGTACTCCATAGGTTTAGCCGTATAAATAACGTCTAATACAAAGTTTCCTACCTCGGTTTCCAAGTAGGTAATAGAGCAAAGGAAATCTTCGCCGGTGTCCGCCGTATCGGTATAGTTCTTAACCTTCTTCTTCCGGGTAGCCGGTAGTATTTCGTATTCTCTAAAGGTGTGTTCATACATAAGGCCCTCTAACGGTTTCGGCTTCTGCTGGTAAAGGCTGGCGAATACGTGGGGGTTACGGTTGCGAACATTGTTAAGTTTTTGTAGGTTATGCCGTTCCGGCCACAAGGCTTCCCCTTCTTCGCGCGGGTCGTATTCGGTCGGTGCGCCTTCTTTGATAGCTGGATAGGTTACTACTACCCAGCCGTCGGGGTTTGTTTCCGGGTCGTATTCTCCTTGTTGCTCCAATAGCCGGCCGGCTAAGTCTAATTCATGCCAACGGGTAAAAACTATAAGTTGCTGGCTATCGTTGTGTAGGCGGGTTTCTGCTACGGTGTCGTACCAATCTTCAATAGCGGAACGAACTACCGGCGACCAAGCCGTTTTAGCGTCCTTATAAATGTCGTCCATAATAAGAACGTCTACCGGCTCGCCTGTAAGCGGGCCGCCAACTCCTACGGTCTTAAAGCCGCCCCGGTGTCCTACTATCTCACATTCGTCGGCGTTCCTTAACCAAGAACCGGCAACGGTGGTAATATTGGAAGCGTTAAGGCGGGTTTCCGGGAATACTTCGGCGTACTCCGGGCTGTCTATGATACGTTGTATTTCCCGGTTAAACTTCCGGGCCTTTGGTGCTGAATAGCTTACTACGGCTATTTTGGTATTGGGTCTTTTGCCGGATATGAAAGCCGGAAGGCGGCGGGTAGAACCTTCGCTTTTTCCGTGCTGGGGCGGCATGAATACCATTAGCTTTTTTATCTTCCTATCGGCAAAATCCGTAAGGATAGAATAGTAGCGTTTATGGAAGGGGGCCGGGTCGAAAGTAGGCATAGTAGCGCGCGTAAACGGCAAAAGGTCGGTACGTGCTTCCCGTACTAACCTTTCATGTAAAGCGGCTATATAGTCTAATTTCTCTTGGCGTGTCATTTGCTTAACTTCCTTTCCAAGTCTGCTATTTTCTTATCTAATTCTTCATCGGTTAGCTGCCCGAATAGGTCTTTACCGTCCTTACCGGTAACTTCGTTGTTTTGGCGGTTCTTCCAAGTGTCCGGTTCTCCATTGCAAAGGGTAAATATTATCGCGGCGGTGTCCGGCTGAAAGTGTTTATCTACCGTCTTTTGCTCCTTTATCTTTGGTATCTCTTTCCCGTTTACGTCGAGTTTCCCGGAACCTACCGTAGTAACGTGCTTTTCCTGTACCGTATAGCCTTGTAATTTCTTCAATAGGCTTTTCTTTGCTTCCGCAACAAAGAAGGCCATACGGGCCGCTTCTGCCTTTTTAATGTTATCCGAAAACTCCGTAAATCTGTTAATCCAATCGAAGTACGTAGAAGGGGCAATTTTAACCAAACGGCAAACTTCCGCTACCGTATAGGTGTCGGCTTCTATAAGCGAACAAATCTTTTCCGCTATCTCTTTGTTGTATTTGGTTGGTCGTGCCATGTCTAAAGTTTGATTATTTCTACTTCCGCATCGAATAGCTTAATACGGTCTAATATTACTTGGCAATACTTCGGGCTAATCTCCATTCCGTAGCAATTACGTTCTAATTGGTGGGCGGCTACCAAAGTGGAACCGGAACCTAAAAAGAAGTCTATAACCAAGTCGCCAACGCGGCTACTATTGCGGATAAGCCTACCTACCAATTTTACCGGCTTCATAGTGGGGTGTTCGGCGTTTACTAAGGGCTTATCTTCGTGTATTACCGTAGTGGGGTGTTCGTTGTCGTTCTGCATTTCTTTAATGTAGGCTAATAGCTCTTTCTTTGTCATTGCGTCGAAGTCTATCTTATCTTCCATTACAGAATGTTGGGAACGGTCGCTAACAAAGTAATGCGTACCGCCTTCTTTCCAACCGTAAATTATTGGTTCGTGCTGCCACTGGTAGTCTTGCATACCAATAACTATATTATTCTTTACCCAAATAAGTTGCTGCTTGTAAAGGAAGCCGGCCCCGGTAAATCCCTGTATAAAGTTCACAGCTTCGCGGGCTGCATGAAATACGTAAATACCCGCGCCGGGCTTGCAACTCTCAATTAAGCGCGAATAAACCGTTTCTAAGAAGGCTTTGAATTGTGCCGGGGTCATATTGTCGTTTTCTATATCCGTTTGTATTCGGTTCCCCCGGTCGCTTTTATTCAATAGTTCGTTTTTGGCTGCATAGTCTACGTTATAGGGTGGGTCGGTAACTACAAGGTCGGCAACTTTTCCGCCCATAAGTTTAGTTACATCGGTTAAACTGCGTGAATCTCCACACATAAGCCTGTGGGAAATATTGCCTTTGCGTATCTCGAAAATATCCCCTTCTTTTATATCGGTTTCAATTTCGCCGGAAGGGTTAAAGCCGTCTTCGCTTAATTCGTGTTCCGGTTCTTCTTCCCCGAACTCAATAGGAACGCCCCAACCTTCGTTATCTATGCCGAATTCTTCCTTTGCTTGTTCTAAGGCCGTTTCGTCCCAATCCAAGTTAGCGGCCCCGGTCGCGTTGTCTGCTAACGCAAGTTCCCGCCCTTCCTTCGTGTCTAAATCTATGTCGGTGCGTTTTACTGCTACTATTTCTTCCCCGGTCGTTTCGATAATCAGAACCTTATCTAATCCTATTTGGCCGGCGTTCTCTACGGTCTTGTTTCCTGCTATAATACGGTTGTTTTTATCCAAAAGAATAGAACGGCCCGCCCCAAATTGTCGTAGGCTCTTTTCTATCAAACTTTGCCCGTACTGCGTTCCTTTATTAAAATTTACGTCATCGGGTATAAGCTGTTCTATATTGGTTTCTATAACCTTTTTTGCCATAATGGTAAGTATTTGAATTATACGGCAAAAATAGAAAAAGCGTATTATAGTAATACGCTTTAATCTCTGAAAGGCTTGCTAAAAACTGAAAAGTTACCAACATTACAAGGCTAAGTATCGCTTAACCTCTATTCGGAATTCATCGAAGGAACGGCAAACAATATACTTGCTTCCGTGCGCTTCTACTAAGGCTTGCCACTCTTTTTGGTAGTCGGTTTGCTTACTGCTTTTGCTGGGGGTCTTTACTTCAATACAAAGGGAATGAAACCCGGCGGAAGGGAAAAGTAGTATAAGGTCGGAAACCCCAGCCGTTACTCCTTCGCCTTTCATTATACCGGCTTCCCGTGCGTTTCGGCTTCCGCCGTTGGGAACCGCAAACAAAAGCCGGGCTATACTTGGGTACTGCAGTCGGAACCAAGTAACGCAATTCTGTTGTATTTGGCTTTCAACGTGTCGCATAATTCCCCCCTCTCAATACCCTATACCTCCCAATAGTTCGGGCTGCAACCCAAAACCAACACGTCCGAAGCGAATACCGTATAGTATTCTTTATCCGGTCGCAACCTTCACGGAAGTTGTGCCTAAAATTGCAATAACGAACCCCGGAGCTTGTGTCTTTCAGTAAATAGGCGTAGGCTTCTTTCCTTGTTTTGAAGTAGGTGTTTTCGTACATGATATAACCCGAATTCGTTGTATTAGGCCACCCGTATTCTTCGCAATAGTCGGCAACTACGGCCCAATCCTTAATAGTGAAAACCGGTAAGTTTTTGGTAAATACGTCCGGGGTGTCAATTAGCCCCCGAAGTATTCCGTTCTTTTCGTCTTCTTTTATTGCTGCGTAATAGCGTCCTAAGTCGTCGTTATCCCGTTCGTACCCTTTTACTACTTTTGCGTCTGCAATCCGAATAACTATTATATCGTGAATGTACGCGGAGCCTATGCAAATGCAAGGGCCGCCAAAATCTCGTTTATCGTGAACGGCTACAATGTGTTTAATATCGTAGTATTTCTTAACTGCTTGAAATCCCATAGCTAAAATTGTTTTAATTGTTTCCTAAATTCGTTCCACTCTTTATTTGTAAAGTTGAAAAGGGTCTTTTTCCCTTCCTCGTGAATATCGCCCCTTTCATAGCTTACTAAATGGACTTACTTTTTTATTGGTTTGTAAAAATCGCATTCATCGCAATGTTGCGTACAACCTTCCCGGTATTCCTTCAATCCGTAGGGGTTGTTATTGGTACACTCGTATTCTATGGCTTCTTGCTTTTTTAGCCATTCTTGAAAATACCATAGTTGCCCGCATCCGCCGCCTATGTCGTCTTGGCCTGCTGGGTTGAATACACGAAGGGAATAGCCGGCGGAATTCATGCGGTCGGAAAATGTTGTTATTAGGTCTAACTTTTGTTCTATTGCGTTCTTTACGGTGTTGTCTTTCTCGCAAATTACAGAAAGGGTACATTCCCAAACGTCCGGGTTTAAGTTTTCCGAAAGCCTTAGTACGTCGTCGTAGGTGTTATTTCCTTCATGTACGCAATAATTAAAGAAAGGCTTTCTTCCGGTTGCTTTCGCCCAATTTTCGCCCAAATCTCCTATATCCTGTATGCTGGTTGTTAGTGACGGTATAAGTCTTTTTCTTGCTACGTCGCTACTTTCATGGATTGAAAACTGAATACCTATTTGGGGAATATTCCGACTTAACTCCGTAAAATCGTTAAAGTGCTTATCTATGAAGTGGGCCGGGGCGGTTGTGCTTATAAGTAACTGCGCGTTTGGGTATCTGTCATTTAGAATAATAATAGCCTTCTTGACTTCTTCATAGTTAAGGAAGGGTTCGCCCATACTCATAAACATTATTTGGAACTTCTTTATACTCCAAGGGTCGCAATCTATTGTAGAAAGGGCTACATCTATTTGCTCTACTATTTCGTCGGCTATTAGGTTACGAACAAAGAATTTGCCTGTACCGCAAAAAACACATCCTACTGGGCAACCGCTTTGCGTGGAACAACAAATAACCGTTCTTTCTTGGTATGAATTATAGCGATATAAAACCGCTTCTACGGCAATGCCTTTTAAGCCGTCTTGGGCTTCTTTCTCAAAGACGAATTTAGAAACGTTTGTATCTGAACTTTTAAATATTTGATAGTGCATAATATTACTTACTTTAAAATTTTATTGAATTAAAAAACAAATCCCTAATTTCACTTTTCCAAAAAAACTTAACTTCTCCTTTAGGAAACCACCGACCATTAACCCTTATCCGGTAACAACTTTCCGTTTTCTTACCGAAGGCACAAAAATTTAATAGGGTAAAATCTGACGCTTTGAATATTTCAACCTTTTGTTTTCTACCCTTCTTTTGCCCTGCTTTTTGAGCAAACAAAATGAATATAGGCTTTCTTTTTTCGCTCATAATCAAATGTTTATGCGTTTTTATTTTTCGGCAGCTGTGGGGCGTGGCTCCATATTAGTACCTTTCTTTTGTAAAGTGAATAATAGCGAATTCCAACGTATCGGCCTTTTCCTTATCGAATACCGGGGAAAACCAAGCCTTATATTCTTCCGGGGTTAGCCCGTCGTTTACGGCTAATAGTTCTACCGGCGTGTTATAGCCGTCTACTACTGCGGTATATTCGTAGTTGGTAATTACGGCTACGGGTTCCGGGGTTCCTACTGCGTGATGCTCGGTTACTTCTTTTTCCCGGTGTAGTATTAGTTTTTGAACTCCTACCAATTCCGCCGGAATGTCCGTTATAATTTCTTGCGGGCTTCTATATGGGTTTGCGCTCCATTGTCGAACGCTTAGAACGCCGCCAACCTCTTTTAACCGGTCTACCTTTTCCTTCCAATACTCGTAATTACTTCTACAAGTATGTCGCTTGGAACCGGAAAGAACTTTTTCCCTAAAAAGGGTTTCTTCTCCCTTTCGCGGGTGCTGGGGGAAGAACTTCTTACTTAGTGTTACTACTGCTTTCATTGTTTACAAATTCTTTAAACGCCAACGTTAGTACATCCCATTGTTTGCGTATTAAATAAAACTTCATGTTCATTTTACCGTTAGTTATGTCCGGTATTGTGAGAATTGGGTAAGGAAGTCCCGGAACGTACTTTAAATAATATTCCGGGTCTTCAACCGTTTCAAAATATCGCTTCAAACTATCTTTTAGCCGGGTCAATGTGTCACCGCCTAAAGTGGCCGATATTTTTGTTTGGTTTCTCAATGCGTACCGCATACAATTATGTATTTTCCCCGAAAAGCGAACTTTGCGGGTTTGGTTTATTGATAACTTGGTTTACCCTTACTATTTCGTCGTCTATCTCCTTTTCAAGTTTTTTGCTTAACTGCAAAGCCATAGAAGACCGAGTTTTGAAATAGCTCTTTTGGGCTTCTCGCATCCTTACTACCTTTTCAAAAAATTATTTAGGTGTCATTTGATTGTTGTTTTTCTAAACTGCGTACTATATCGGCCGCCGCTATTTTTATTTTAGTTGGGAAATTGCCCCCCGACGTAGATATTCTTACGGTGTGGGGTTTTCTTAACCCTTCTTCTATTTCAATAATTTGTAGGTAAATATCCCCGTTGCCGCCGAAATATCCCGTTAAATAGGTTTCTTGCAAATCGCAATCATCCGTTTGTATCTCGTTCATATCTCAAGCAATTAAAAGGGTAAATCATCGCTACCCGCACTTGGTGGGAAGGGGTTGTTATCTTGCTGATAAGTGGGGGCGGCCTGTGTTTGGTGCTGGGGTTCCGGTTGCTGTCCTTCGGCCTTGGCCCCGCCTAAAAGTTGCAATTCTCTAACCTTGCAATTTATCCCAACTTGCGAGCTTCCGCCGGCTTCGTAAATCTTTGTAGAAAGTTCGCCCCGAATAAATACGCGGGTTCCTTTCTTCAAGTAGTTTAATACCGCGCTTTCGCCGTATTTAAGGCAACTTACCCAAGTGGTACGTTCTTGTTTTTGGCCCTGTGCGTTGGTATAGCTTTCAGTATGTGCTACGCTGAAAGCTATAAACTTTTGGCCGCTAAATTCTCTTATTGTCGCATCCGCGCCAAGGTTTCCAATTACTTCTACTACTAACATAATTCTTTAATTTTTAAATGTTTATAAAATCGTTATATGTAAATAATCGCGGGTTTTCATCGGGAAGTTGAACCCCAATAGTTCGCAAGGCTTCCCGGTATGTATATCCGCTATTTTGATAATTCATAAATGCGTTATAGGCTTTGGGATATAAATCGTATAATCTTTCAAAGCGGGAAGACTTTTCTATGTGCGCCCCAAATCCGCAAAACATACAGCCTGTTTGTTCTACTCCCGGAATATCATAAATTAGGCTGTATGGAATTTTGAATAGGTGTATATAGGCCCATATATCGGCATCCGTCCAAATACTAATAGGATAACTTGCTAAATGATTTTCTTTGAATGAATTACACCCACCGCGTTTTATATATTGGTGTTTTCTAAGGTCGCTTTCAGAAGCCATAACCCCCAATATTGGTATTTCTCCGGTTTCTTTTTCGTATTTTCTAAAGGGGCGTTTCTTTAAACATTCGCAGCATTTTTCGCTAACATCAAAAGGGGATTTTGTTAGAAACTGCCAACGGTCGGAAATTTTACCCATAAACGTCCCTTTTACTTTTTTCCCATAAAGGCGTTTATTTATCAAAGTTTGACTATTTGAACTTCGTACTTCCCTAATATAAGAGGCTTGCTCTTTAGATATAAGTGGGAACCCGTACTTACTTAATACTTCCCGAACGGTTACGCCCGGCGTTATTATCTGTACATTATCCGTGCTTCTAACGAAGCGTACTATTTCCGGGTACTCATTCCCGGTATTACAAAAAACGGCCTTTATATTAGGGTCTACAAACCGCCGTACAAGGTCAAGTAGTACGGTAGAATCCTTCCCGCCGGAAAAAGAAACATAAGGCGTTTTTCCTGTCTTAGAAAGGAAGGCTTCTACGGCTCCTACTGCGTGGCCTATCTTTTGGTTTAGCGTCCAATTTTGGCGCGTTTGTAGTTCTTTTATAGTCATTTTTCGTATTATAATAAGACGGTTAAGGGCAAAATTATTTCTTTGATAGGTCGCTTTCTACCAACTCTACGAGGTGGCGGAATTCCGGGTTATACCGGTTGTCGTCATCAAACTTTCGTAGGTAGTAAACTATTGTACTATGGTTGTGTTTCATTTCGCGCGCTATCCTTAAAATAGTGGCCCCTTCCTTCCGGCAATAGTGGGCGAAAATCATACGGGCGTAAACGTGCCGGCGGGTTCTTCTTTCTCCTACAATATCGAAGAAGGAAATACCCAAGGCGTTACTAATGCTTTGTTTTATTTCTGCAAAGGCCGGGGTTTCTTGGTATATAATAACCTTTCCGGTAAGCTCTGCTATATTCTTTTCAAGTGTGGCCCCCTTTGAGTTTCCCCAATCGGGAAGTAAGTATATAGCGTGGCAACCTATTAGTAGAACTATATCCATAGCTACATGAAGTTCCCAAGGTGCGTTAAATGGTATTCCGTTCTTGGTCGGGTTTATAACCTCGTAACCTTTGTTTGTTAAATCGGCTTCCGCCTTCTCAAACTTGGCCCTTACTTCCTCAATGGGTAGGCCGCTTATTTGTCCGCTTATATATACTTTCATATTTCTAACGTCTATAAGTATTATTTTCAAATGGTATTTTGTCGAACATTTCCGTAAATCTATCGGCCAAACGTGGGCCGTATCGTTTATAAAAATCTTCGTCGTCTAAATTGGTAGTTACTAACGTCCAAAGTTGCCTATCATAGCGGTAGTACATAATTTCGGTAAACGGGCTTATTTCATTACCCCAAACCTTAACTACTGCGGGTTCTACTCCTACGTCGTCAATAACCAATAATTCCGCTTGTTTTAAACCGGCGAATTTATCCGGGTTGTCTTTAGCAAGTGTAGCAAGTTCCAACGCTGAAACGGTTCTAACTCCTTTTCTTTCGTGTAAGTACGGGCTTTCGTATAGCATACTAATAAGCCTACTTATTGCGGCGGATAAGGTTGTTTTTCCGTTTCCAACCGTCCCGAACAACATAAGCCCGGTTTTGTACCGTCCTAAAAGCCATTTAGCGGCCTTTTCTATATGTTCGTTCGTGGCTGGGTCGTCTTTGAATGATAACCCCCGGTTATATACTTCATATTGGTAACATTCCTTTAGCATTGCCGGTACGTCTTCCGTGTATCGGTCTATTTTAAAGCGTTCCTTTATAGGTCTTTTTTGTAGTATCTCCCGGAACCGCGCCAAGTCCACACGTTGTGGCCCCGGTTGCTGTTTGTCCTTTTCGTCCATTGCTATTATTATTTATTCCGTTTCTTTCCCAAGTGCGAACGGCGGCCTTCCAATCCTTCATAGGGTTTTTTCCAACCTTCCAACCGTTCGCGGTATAATGGTCTATCCAGCTTTGCGGGTCTATCCCGTTGTTGCGTTCTTCGCAATAGGCCCGTACTTCTTCAACCGTCGGTTTTTTGAAGTTTTTACCCTTTTTGGGTTCTTCTTCGGGTTCGGTATTGGGTTCCCCTTCGGGTTTCCTTTCGGGTACTTCTCCGGGTTCCTCGGTAGCTCCTTCGTAGGGGCTTTCTTGGCCCTTCGTAGCCCCTTCTTTCAATATGCTAAATAGCTGGTACTTTTCAAGTTTGAATATTACCGCCCTGTGTGCCGGGTTCTTTTCGTTAAGTTCCCCGCCGTATTGGAATTCTATAAAGTCGGGAAGGAAGGCTTTACTTTCTTCATCGAAAAAATGAATTCTACCGGCGAAGGCTTTTTTAAGTTCCGGTAAGCTATACTTTTGGTTGCAAAACAATTCGGCGGCTTCTATATCTACGTTCCAAATCCCGGCGTTATCACATTCGCAAAAAAGGTAAACCCAAAGTAGCTTATAAGGCCCTTTTAGGCCCCTAACAAACCTTTTCTTAAATAGGTCTGTATCTATAAATCGTTTAGCCATAGCCTTTGGTATTAAGGCAACCCCGGCGCGCGTGATGCAACCGGGGCCGCCGGGTTATTATTGTTCAATAATCGCAATTTCGGGGCTTAACGAACGAATTTTAGCTACTTCTTCGTCTATAACTTTATCCCGCATTTCCTCTATAATTTGGTTTGCGGCAGGGCTGAATAGCTGTAAATAAACGTCGCTTCCGTCTACCGTTGCATATACTTCTACCTGTACGGTAGTGGCGGGTACTCCTTTGAAAATAGGAAGTTCAAGGGTAAAGGCTTCGGGAAGGTTGCTATTAACAACTTGGCCGTAACTCATTTTCATACTACCGTTTTCTTTGGTCTGTCTATCCATTGAAGAATTAACGGTAGCCGAAAAGTTTTTAAGGTCGCTTACCAACTTCATATTTTCGTCGCGGTTCGGGAAAAAGGCGCGGTTCATTTTGAAGTATTGGCCCAACTCGGAAGGTTCCCAAGTTTTCCGTTTGTTGTTAATTCCAAATTCTTCAAATTTTGGGTGTAAACTCAAAGAACCTACTACTTTGCCGCTTAGATAGTCGTCATTTTCGGCCGTAACGAACGTAATAGTAAGGTTTTCCCGGTTTACTATCACGTGGCAACGCTTCGGGTTAATTTGGTCTTCTTCCGAAAGCCTTTTAGTTAGGAATTCTACCGGCGCGCCAATAACACCACTAAGATTGATTTTTACCGGGGCCTTTGGTGCAAGTTCCTGTACTGCTTGGCCTTCTCTTAATATTAATTCGGCCTTGGTTACTCCGTCGCCTAAATTAACTTGTAACTTTTCGTTTTGCATAATCTTTTAATTTTTAGAATGTTATTAAATTGTTTTTATAGGCCGCCTATCGCAAGGCGGCCAAAGTGTTAGTTATCTGTTCCCGTTTTTCTTCCAATTTGGAATATTGAACCTTGTAATTCATCCGGGTAAGCTGGGCGGCTCTCTATTAGGTCGCCGTTCTCGTTGTAATATCCAACTTCGCGAGTGTCGGGGTCTACAAATTTGTAGCAGTTTTCCTCTACAAATACGGCTTTCTTCTTCAATCCTTCAAGTGTCGCCTTACGCTGTTTTGTTAGCGGTTCTAACCGGGCTTTAAAGTCTGCCGCCGCTTCCTTTTTTTCTTCCTCAATGTCATTTATTACTATATCCGTTTCGGAAAGTTCTTCTTTCATCCGAGACAAATCTTCCGGGGTGTACGGCTTCATGTACCCTTTTTCTTCTACTTTGTCGCAATTATCCATTAAGAAGGCTATACGCTTCTTTCCGGCTTCAATGTCTTTTGCTAATTCTCTTTGCATGGTCGTAATTATTTGATTAAAAAGAAATCGTTATAAAGGTCTTCAAATTGGCGGCCCGCGTACGTGGCGAGTTCACGGGTTTTAAAGCAAAGCCGGGAGCCGACAGTCGTACACGTATACGAAGGCGCGTAATACGTAGACGCGCAACCGAAGCCCGCAGCAGAAGGGTTATATACAAACCAATTCCAATACTTGTAATCACTGCTATCGCTCCAATCCGGCCGCCAACCTTCGTTAAGTGCTTCTATTACGGTCTTCAACTTTCGGTAGGCTATTTCGTCTTTGGTAAAGCCTAACTTCGTAAATACTTCTTCGTTAATGGGTTCAACCCCCAAAACGGCGCAAGCATCCGCGTAAGTTTTTACCCGCTTGGTAATGTCTTTAGGCGTAACCGTTTTAACGGCTTGCATAACGGTTGTTTCTACTCCTAACTTCTCGGCCAATCTTTCGGCTTCGGTAGTGGCTTTGCTTTCGTCTTCATGTTTGAATGTCGGCGCGCCTTGGCCCTCGGCATAAACCATAAAAAATACTTCTTTCATTTTTATAAAATTTAATTGTTAAAATAATGTTCCTTGTTTTCCTTCCCTTGCTTGCTCGTAAAGAATCCGCCTTTGTCGCGCTATACTTAGCCTTACTTCTCTAATTGCATCTTCCCGGCCCTTTAGGCTTTCTTCGTACTCCAATAATTCGGCTTCGGTCGTTGCTATAAAGTAGCCTTCGGAAGTCGCAATTAGTCCCGGTACAAGGTCGTTAGTTCTGATATGGTTTATTATCTTCCTAACGCGGGCTTCGTTCAGCTTGCAAGTGCCCTTTAAGGCGGTTACGATATGCTTATTTGTTACCGCGCTTTCGTGTCCTAACTTCGTTTGCAATCCTTTTACAAGAAGCGGAAGAAGTACCCCTACTTCGTATTCCGTAAGGGGTTGCGTTTCCCGGTCAAATCCTTTAATCATAACTAAAAGGGTGTTTTGTTCAACAAAATTTCTAATCCCGGTTCGGCTATATGTACCCTTTTCCCGGTAGCAGCTTTAACGCCTTCTTTGAACTCGTTAGCGTTGCTATTTCCGTCCGAAAGGTGTAGTAGTACGATATTGTTTACCGCCTTAATGTCGTTTGCTAATAAGGCTTCTATACAATGGTCGTAGCTTAAATGGGACTGAATAGTACGGTTTCGCAAACCGGAAGGAATAAGCCCGGCGGCTATGTTCCGTTCCAAAATGTCTAACCGGTAATTACATTCTATCAATACGTTGTTAAGCCTATCGAACTTACAAGGCAAGTAGTACGTATCGGTAGCAAATAGAATATTACCCGTTTCTTCGTGGTTAATGTAGAACCCCAGCGGCTCGGCTGAATCGTGTTTAGTTTCAAAAGGTATTATTTGAAAACCGCCCAATCTTAAAAGGTTCCCGGCTTCGCAAACAAGCGGTAGCCGGTCGCCTTTTATAGCTGTGTTCTTTATTGTACCGGCCGAAGCATATACGGGAATACAAGCCCCTAAAACTTCGCTAATGTGTCCGGCATGGTCTTTATGTTCGTGGGTAATTAGGCAACCTACAACCTTCGTTATATTGTAGTCTAACGCGCGCTTTGCTTCTGAAAACTTTAGACCAGCTTCCAAAATAAGGGCTTCGCGTTCGTTCTCTAAAACGTAACAATTTCCCCGGCTACTGCTACCTAATACTTTCAGAATCATAATTAAAAACCGGGCTTTTTAGCGTTGTTATTGGGTTGGTTTCCGCCGGGAAACAAACTACCGCCTTGTTGCTGTGTGGCTGCATTTGTTCCGCCGGTTCCCGGCTGTTGTTGCGGGTTGTCAAAAGAAACCGTTCCCTTATTTCCTTGGGTCTTAATTTCTTTATCTACTTTGTCGGTAACGTCTTCAAATTGCGCATCTACTACGCTACTATTTTCGTCCGCTTCCCCAAAGTCGCAACCGGTAATATATTCGTAAAGTGCCTTTTTGGCCCGGCGTTCTGCTTTCCCGCGTAGTTGGTCGGGGCTGCTGTAATCATCCTTCTTTACGGTAGCAATAACGCCGAAACTATTTTTTTCGCCGTTGTGTTCGTAGTTGATTTTACAGGGTATTTCTGCAAAGCCGGGCGTTTGCCCTTTGTCGAATGAAACATCTATAAAATACTTAACCCCAAGTTTCCGAAGAAGGGCGGTATAGCCTTCCTTTGTTGGGTACATACGTTCAGCTATAATATTGAATTGGTTGCCGGTGGGAAGAAGCCCAATACTTACGCCGTCTATAATAGCATCACGTACTATTGCAATGTCGTAAACAGGAAGGGCCGGGCGGCCGTTGCTTCTTGGTCTTCCGTTACGGTCGGTTAGGAACCCTACCTTTGTGTTCATTAAAGGCATAAACACCTTAGTCATAACTTCGTCGGTCAAGGCTTCGCGTAATAAAGCTATTACGTTTACGGCGGTAAAAGCCGCCCCGAAGTTGTTTACAATCTGCAAGGCCGAAGCATCCTTACAGGCAAGCTCAAACTTTTGTCTTGCGGTGTCAATAACTGATAAACTTTTTTCGTCTGCCATAGCTGTAAATGTTAGGAGTTGATAATCTTTGAAAGTCGTTTTACCGTTGCCAACTTCATAGCTTCATTTAGAAGCGGAGCCGTTTGCGGTTGGCTAATGAATTCCGCCAAGGCTTCTATTATTTGGCGGCCGCTTCCGCCTACGGCTATGATAGCGTTTGTAGTTTGGCTTTCTTCGTCTTCGCTGGCTAAATCGGCCCCAATAAGAATAAAGCCTTTTCCTTTTTGGTCTTCCAATACCTTGTTAAAATCCTGTGCGGTCGCTTCTAACTTTTGAACGAATTCGCTTTTTTGTTCTTTTTTATCCATGTCTTTTTTTTAATTAAATGGTTAATATTTAGTTATCTGTAATTCTTTGTCGGTCGTAACTACCAATTTTACAAGTTGGGAACCAACCGGGAATAGCTGGTTTACGCTTTCGGCGTTATCTACGAAAATAGGCGCGCTAATCTCATGGAATAGGCAAAGGGTGTTTATAATATCCAATCCCGCGTTTATCTTTCCGGCGTTGTTTAGGTCTGTGAATTTTACGCCGTTTACCATTGCTACACAATCCGGCTTCTCCCCGCCGTTTAGCTGCGGTTCAAACATTCGGAAGCGTACTAATTGGAACTTTTGGTTTACGCGGCGTTCTACTTCATCCATGCGGGCTTTATTCAGTTCGTCTATGGTGAATTCTTGCTTTTCTAAATCGGCCTTTTGCTGGGCTAATTCTTTTTCCCGGTATGATAGTTCGGCTATTTTCTTCGAGTTGTTATCTATAACCGAACGTAAGGAAAGTTTGCGTTTAACTTCGTCCAAGTCTTTGATAATGCCCGTTTTCTTTGCTGTAAGCTCCGAATTATCGGCGGCCGGTAATTCCTTTATTGTTTCGGTAATTTGGCTAATTTGGTCTTCTAATTCCTTCCATTCCGGCAAGTCTTCGCCTTTTATATCGGAAACGGCAGAAGCATCTATTACCGGATTGGCTTCTATTTCTTTGGCTAATACTCCTAAAGCGTTGTTGTACTCGCCTTTCTTAACTTCTATTTCAGCCGTTCTATCTTCCAACTCTTTAGCAAGTTCTAATGCTCTTTTTTCCAAGCCTTCTATTTGACCGTTTAACTCGGAACCTTCTTTAGAAATGCGTTCTAAATCCTTTTCTTTGGCATCTTCAAAGGCTCGCTTAGCTTTAGTTATCGCTTCGCTATTTAGCTTTAGTACGCTTGCATCGGAACAAAGCGTTTTGTAGATAGGACAAGTAAGCCCTTCGGAACTTACGGTATAGGTGTCTTCGTTTCTCTTATACCATTCATCCCGCTTCGCATCTACCTTTACTTTAAGGTTTTCAATCGCTGTGTTATTGCTTGCAATGCTTCGGCGGATATTGTTTAATTCGCCTTCGGAAGTAGTTGTATAGCTATTAAGTTCTCGTTTGGTACTATCGTAGTTATTCCGGGCTGTGTTACCCTTGGCGTTTTTCTCAAAAACGGCTTTTTGGGCGGCTTGCTTGGCTGCAAATAAAATATCTTGCTGCTTGGTGCGTCGGTCGTTAATGTCCTTACGTTTCCCTTGTACGCTTTCGTAATGTTGGCGGTTAGCCTTTACAATATCTGAGATAGTGGTATCTACTTCCTCTAATTCGGAAGTTAAGCGGGTCTTCTCATTCTCCAAGGCTTCATAATCCGGGGCTTCGGGGGTAACGCTGGATATTGCGTTAATTTCTACGGGTATTTTGTCTAACCCTTCTTGTATCTTTTTCTTCCGGTAGGCTATTTCCTGTTTGAACGCTACTACATCTTTCCCGGAAAGCTGTGTAAGAATTGCGGTAAAGTCGGCCCGGCTGGCTGCTACTTCTTCGTAGGTAACACCGCCGGCAATACGTAGTAGTATATCGCGCTGGGTACTCCAATCCAAACCAGCAAAGTAGAAGGGGTTAGTTATTAGCTTAAAAAGTTGTTCTTCTACAATAGAATCTACTTTTTCCTTATAGGCCCCGGCCTTAATTTCCACGCCATTACAGAAGTATTCGGTATGGTTTCCTTTAAGTGTAACTTCCGCGCTTCCGCGTGGTTTAACCCAATCTTCCACAAGGGCGCGGCGTAACTCTATGCGTTCCCCGTTTACGTCCAATACGACCGTAACTTCATGCTCCAATTTCTCGTAGGGTTTACCGTCCGGGCCGACCGTTTTAATACTAAATTTCGTATCGCTATTGCCTTGTGCGTCCTTTCCGAAAAGAACCCAAGTAAAAGCGTCGTTAATCGTACTTTTCCCGGTAGCATTTGCACCGTAAATATCGGTAACTTGCCCGAATTCTACGGTTAAGTCCTTAATACCCTTAAAGTTTCTAAGGGTCATACTTAATAATTTTACATCTTTGTTCATAAGGCTATTTCTTTTTTGTATATCGTTGCACTTTCTTTCCGGCAAGCTCTAAGGCCTTTTCGGCATCTACAATAATCAAACTTCCTACTTGGGTTATAGCTCCGTCTATCTTTCCGCTTTGCTTTATCCTGTTAGCGGTAGTTTTGGAACATCCGAATAAATCCGCTATACCGGCAAGGCCATAAACGAAGCGTTTATTATCCTTTGTAGTGTCTAATACTACTTGGGGCTTATCTGCCTTTTGTATAAGGTCTAAAAGCTCCCCGGCTGTTAGGTCTATAACCCTTTTGTTTAAGTCTGTCATGCACTGAATTCTTTTAGTTTATCCGCATCGGCGGCAACTCGTAAAAGGAATTTTTCGTAGTCTGAAATAGGCATATCTTGTAACCGGTCTATTACTTCCCCGTCGCGTAGAGTCTTTACTTCGCCGGTCTTAATGTTGGTTACTACCTTTATCCTATCGCTAAATGTGTGTATCATCAAATCTTTAGCGGTATCAAATTCCGTTTCCCAATAATATTTACTACTCATTTTTCGCGGTTTTAGTGGGTTGTTGTTTCGTTAATAACTTGCCGCTATGCCAAACCCCAAGAAGGAAGAAGGCCGAATAAAGCGGGTTTTCAATAGTGGTACTTCCGATTAAGAGTATTACCGAAAGCAGAACATAAGCTACTATTAGCTTTTCTTTAAGCGGGGCTTTCCAAACAATCGCTTTCATGCTTCTAAGAAATAATTCGTTAAATCTAAATCGCTTTCGTTTCTTCTTCCCCGGCGGCCAGCTTTGGCAACTTTGGCAACGGGCTTGCTTCTGAATGTTCGCAAAATATCGTTATCGCCTATAAACTCATAAGGAAGAATAACCATAAGAAGGAAGCCGGCAATAATTCCGCGCTTCAAAGGGTTCAGTTCAAGGGAAACGCCGCAATGTGTGCAAAACCACCATACACAAAGCTCCGTAGCTTTTTGTATGCCTACTTTTTCGTAGATGTTCCGGGCGGTGTTTTCTACCGTTCTTGTGGAAATAAAAAGCCGGTCGGCAACCTCTTTTTTTGCGGCCCCCCACGCCAATAATTCGGCTACTTCCGTTTCGCGGGGTGTTAGTCTTGCATCGGCTCTCATAGTTATTTCCCCCAAATGTTTTGAGTTACGCCGTACTTCTTAAATACGGTTTCTACTGCGGCGGCTTGGCTGGCTTTGGGTTCTTGTCGTCCGGTTTTGTATTGCAAGAAGCTAACACGGTTGTTTATACCCAAAGCGGCCCATAAATCGACGGTAGCCGCTTCTACGTCTTTAATTTGTAACTGAATGAAACCGGCGTTAAAGCCGTCTTTGTAGTTCGGTTCGCTCATACTATTGTTTTTTATCTGTTAAATAGGCTATTTTTTCTAACTCGTTTTTTACCTGCTCTGCTCGCTCCTTGTTTTCTTCTACCCACTTTTCAAATGGATTTTCTTTTGCCCATTCGCGGCGAAAAGAAGGAACATAATAGGCGAGGTTGTCCTTATATGCCTTTTGGGGGTTATTCAAAATAAGCAAAGCCCAGTTTAGTCTTTTTCCGTGGTCGCCTTTCCCTATTAAATCAATCCGTCCAAAATAGAATTCTCCGTTTACTGTACTTGCTACATAATTTCGCGCTGATAAACGGGTAGAAATAACTTCGTTCGTTTTAGTGTCAATTACTTTGTATTGAAACTTTGCGCCTTTTGGAGTCTTAGTAAGAATGTAATTATCCATATCTCAAATATTTAATATTTCTATTTTATATAAAGTGTAACCCTTAAACCTCTGCGTAAACAGCACTTAGTTTTATCCTTACCGCTATTTAGTGCGCGTTCTACAAACTTGTTAGCGAGGTCTACGCCTACTAATGCTATCAAGCCGGAAACACCTACCAGCTTGTTTATAGGCTGGTTATCGTTATCCCTACCGCTAACTTTCAATCGAAAGTTTCTATTTATGTATGTAGTCGAATAAAGCATAACAATACATTTTTAATGTTCTAACCTCTTAATTTGGCGTAAATTTGCTATTTGCGTATAGCCTATAAAAAGCGTATATTTGCAAATGATTTATTTACATGGTGCAAATATATAGCAATGCAGTGTAATATGCAAGCGTTTGCAGTGTGTTTTTTGCAAAATATTTTTTGTTGAACTTAAAAATATGGGCTATATGGCTGTAAAAGAAAGACTTAGGGAGTATATAAAAACTTTAAGAATTAGCGAACGGGAATTTTGTAGGCGTATCGGGGTTTCTACTTCTTACGTTAATTCTATACGAACGTCTATACAACCCGATAAAATGAGAAGTATAGGGGAGCAATTCCCGGAACTAAACCCAATGTGGCTACTAACTGGCGAGGGGGAAATGCTGCAAAGGGCCAACACTAACCAAGTTTCCGGGTATAACAATACGGCCGTAGCCGGTAACGGAAACAAGGTTACTAATAACGATATGGCGGGAATGATAGAACTACAAAAAGGCTATCAAGCCATGTTAAAAGAAAAAGATACCCAAATAAATAGGCTAATTTCCGTAATAGAAAAGTTAAGCGAAAAGTAAGGCAATGCAGTGCGTTTTGTGTGTTGTGCGTGTATGGCATTTGGGCCGCGTACTGCAAAACGTCCACAAACGCCCCAAATTTTACGCTATTCCGCAAAGCGGTAGTATGTGCCACTTATGGGTAGAAAGTGCCACAAATCGAAAATTTGATAAAAATAACTTGTATGTTTTGCGTCATGGAAACAATAGAAATAAAAGTATCTGAATATTATAATCAACCTAAGTATTTCGCTTATATGCCGGAATCTGTTTTTAATGCTTTAGAAGAAGCCTTTGTAGCCGGGAAAGAAGCGGCCATAGTTCCGAAGGTCGCCTTTGAAGCTATGCTTTCAGAATTCAATAATAACTAAGCCATGAAAACGACAAAGGTAGTAACCCCAATAACCGAAGGAATAAACCGCCGTTTCTTCATCGCAATAGAAGCCCTTGTTAGTCTTGGTCGGTTATCTGCTTTAGAATCTTTTTGCAAAGAATCCGGGCTTAGTCCTTCCCGCTATCGGGAAACCCGGCTAACTTATGGGGTAACGCCTAATCTAAGTTCTAAGCCTTCACGTTATAAAGCAATAGAATTTGAAGCCCTATATAGTCTTGTTAATAATTACGGTATTGCGGCCGAATGGCTGTTAGTGGGTCGTGGCAAAATGTTTAAGCAATGAAGCGAAATATAAAATTCGATTTATTCCCGAAGAAAGTAAACGGCGTATTGGTTGAATGTAGACCTATACGTATGCGGGTAAGTTATGCCGGTAATAGAGTAGATATAAGGGTAGGGTATAGTATAGAACCGGCTAAGTGGAACGTACAAGAAGGCCGGGTAATAGCTGGGGCGAAGAATAAGTATAAGCAAACCGCCGGGGAAATAAATAAAGCTATCTTATCTTGTGAAGAACGAATAGAAGGAATATTTACCCGTTTTGAACTATTGGAAAAGCGTACCCCGAACCCGGAAGAACTAAAGCAAGCCTTCGACGAAGAAACCGGGCGTAAGGAAGTGGAACCCGAAGAAGTGGAACCGGGAATAACTTTTTATAGTGCCTATGCTGAATTTATGGAAACTATGGGCCGGCAAAATAATTGGACGAAGGCAACCTATACTAAATTCAATTCATTGCTAAGGCATATACAAAAATATGATAGCGAACTTACCTTTAGTAGTTTGGAAGAAAGTACGCTACAAGGGTTTATAGAAAGTATGCAAAAATCCGGTTTGCGTAATACTACAATGTCTAAAAATATGTCCTTCCTTCGGTGGTTTCTCCGGTGGGCTTATCATAAAGGGTATAACCCTACAATGATACACGAAACCTTTAAGCCAAAATTCAAAGGGGCCGACGGGAACGCAAAAGAAGTAATTCATTTGTCTTGGGAAGAACTTATAAAGCTGTATAATTTTAACTTCTCCAATAAGAAGCCTTCGCTTGCTCCTGTGCGTGATGTCTTTTGTTTTTGCTGCTTTACCGGCTTGCGCTACTCTGATGTCGCCAAGTTAAAGCGTTCTGATGTTCGGCCAAACTATATAAACGTTGTTACGCAAAAAACGGTAGACGGCCTTATTATAGAACTAAACGAATATAGCCGGGCTATATTGGATAAGTACGCGAACATTCCGTTACCGAAGAACTTAGCCCTTCCGGTTATTAGTAACGTAAAAATGAACGAACACCTTAAAACAATGGGGGAAGTTGTGGAACTGAACGAACCACAAAGAATCGTTTATTTCAAAGGAAGCCAACGTTACGAAGAAGTTTACCCTAAATACGCCCTTCTTACTACTCATTGCGGCCGGCGTACATTTATTGTAAATGCGCTTCGTTTGGGGGTTCCGTCCGAGGTTATAATGAAATGGACGGGCCACTCTGACTACAAGGCCATGAAGCCGTATATAAAAATAGTCGATAAATTGAAGGTTAGCGAAATGGATAAATTTAATAAGTTCGGGAAGGAAGAAACGGAAGGGGAAAAATAG